GCATACTTGTTGCTGTTGCAACAAAATATCCTTTTCTAGAAACTGCTACTAACGGAGCATCTGAGGTAAATGCATAACCTGCAAATGAAACAGTTTGGCTTCTAGTTGGAATCCCATAACTAGTTCTTTCATCACCAAAGAACCACTGAATTAAATAATACCTACCTATAATTAGATTGCTTATAATATGAGTATTATTTAGTATGCTGAAAGTTAAATTCGTATATAGTGAAATTAAGCTATCACTCGCGATACCTCTAACTGCAAAGGCGTCGGATACAGCTGCGGCTTCACCACTATTATTAGACAGAGCTGTTCCAGTAAATGTAACATTATTTATAGATAGATTAGTACTAACACCAAACCTCTTAGCTTGAACGAAAGTACCTTCTGTGCTAACTATTGCATCACCTAAAGTAGCAGGTGAACTTGTAGTTAATTCCCAACCTTGAGTTCTAGTAGTCACAGGCGGTACTACCGGTGCTCCTTCAGTAACTAATGATGTAATAGTAGTTAATGACTTATTTAGAGCTGTATTCGTTAGCCCAAGAATTTCTTGTTGTGTTAATATTTTCTTAAATATACTGATATTGTCTGCTTCAGTAATCCAGTCGCCTCCACTACCTAGAACTAAGTCATAATCACTCCAAAATGCCTTAAATAAGTTATCAGGACCGGTGAGGTCAGATACACCATGGAGGTCGCCGTTAATATAGAGCTTTTGTTCACCTGATTTTATTGTTACTGTTATGTGTACCAAGCCAGTAGCAATAGGTAGAGACGTAATTGTCTTGCTAAACTGCTCACCGACATCGGGATATACTTTAGAATACCGCGTGCTAATTGTTATAGTAGACTTAGTTGTTACAACATCATAATATGATGATATTTGTAACCCATCAACAAACCCACTATACCCTGGCGTCGCATAAATCTTAAGTAAAGATTGGTTATTGTTAGCATTAAGTTTAAATATCCCCATAATTGTAATGTATACATTTGGATCAGTAGCTATCCCAATTGGGTTAAAACGTATAGGATAAGTACTATTTGTATCCGTAGCTCTTGTAACAATATGTTTACCGGTGCTACCGTCAAGTACAAGAGACCCACTCTCTATTTTACCGTTCCAGCCATACATGTATAACTGAAACTTAGCATCTTTAGTAACAATATCATTAAATATATACACATTTGGCACGGTGTTAGTGCTGTCAGAGTCAAACGTCCAGAAATGAGCTGGACTTAGCAGCATGGTATAAGATATGTAGTCATTTGTAGTCTGTATCCGATATTGTCTTGTTGATTCACTATCTATTGCAACTCCGAAGTTAACATTGTATGCTATTACATTTATCATATAATAAGTTAAACCTGTTATATTTTCAGTAATTCTAACCTGCCGTACATCGGGGGTAACTAATATCTGTTTGAAGCTCTCACCTACTTTATCTTCCTTATATTGAACTTTAAAGCCACCGAAGATTGGATCTTGGTTTGATGTCCATGTAACAGTAATTGAAGTAGCTGCAGGTGTTATAATTACATCTGTAGGTTCTGTAGGTCGGGTATATACCTGTAATGATTTACCTCCTGCAGATAAGCTGTATATTACAGGAGTTGTTAGTGCGGTATTAAAATTAGGTAATAATGTTGTTACTGCTTTATAGGCATTGTAGAATGCTCTAGGAAAAGGCGTTGTCGGACCGTCACCAAATTCACCCTGGTAACTCGCACTTTGCTCATATTCTAAGTGTCGTGCTGCATACTGAAACATGGGTTCCCAATTAACTGCACTACGTACACCCATCACTTGAGCCACCATTGCGGGCGCTGTCATTAAACCTCCATTTGTGCCTCGATAAGATGCTCGCCACCAATTATTATCTAACCATGGTTTTTCTACATGTCGGATGCCCCACTCAGGCATGCCAATATCACTTGTAACATAGGGATAAGAAGGGTCGCCGTTTGATCCTACTCTATCAGTACGATCAACATCTCCCTGAGTCACAAAAAATGTTGTTTGAAATTCTTGGAATTTCATAGCTGAACCTATAACCATTTGCTTTAGACTCACATCATTCAAAACAAATGCCGCAATAAGCAATGGAGAAAGCCTGCCAACATTGTGACCACCATCTGCATACCACGAACCGCCCGCTAAAATAATCCCGGAAATATCGATACCATACTGGACAAAGTTAATTAATAGCGGCTCTTTTTGAGCATTGGTATAATCGAGTTGTAACAACAACGCAGCATCACCTGTATCAACAGACATCTCCCTACCATAACCGTTTCCACCCATGTAAGGGGGATGAAGATACCATCCTGTTTGATTTAAATCTTGCTCGTACCAGACTCTTGAAAACTTAGCAGCAGCTGCTATGATGTCTGGACGAACTGTCAACAATGCGGCTGATGGTAGTGTATTAAGCTTACTATAATCTAGATTAGATACATTCCACTGACTCACGCGACTAGTGGATCCCATATATGGGGGACGGAAGCTCCCAGGCGTAGGAGCTACGGAAACAACTGTGAGAATCTCATATGAATTAATTTGATAAAGACCCTTAGGAATTGAGGGTACACCGGAGACACTTGAAACGATCGAGCTGTTAACCTGAACTGTTTGAGGCAGCTTATTAGCAATATTCAAATTATCATCATATGGCGTCTGCCAGTCTATATTCTGGTTGAAACCTTGTTTGTTGTAAGAACTACTCGATGGTTGAGGATTTACTACAGTACCATTTTTAACTGCTGTAGCTAGACCATCTGGCTGAGTCCAATTGGGGTTTGCTGCGAGTGAGATAGGTGAAATAGAGATAATTGTAACTGGTCCAACAACCCACCAATCGCCGTTTACATACTGACCGGTCGTATAATTCTTATCAAACGTCCAACTTACGCCTTTGTGTGTAATTGATGATGCCATATTGTATAATTATTTATCGATTGTTTGGAGGTTGAGTGAAGATATTTCTTAGGGTGTTGGTAATACAGAGAGAGTCACACTCATAGTATTTGATACACCGGATAAGCTAACTGCACTGAGTGTATATGTTGTGGTTACCGTTGGTGAAACACTGTATGTACCACCAGATAAAGCATTTTGAGCTATGCGTCCATATGTAGGAGTTAGAACTGCGTAAGTAGCAGTACTTATCGCCCATGTGATAGTTGATGTATTACCTGAATAAATATTCACTGTCTTCCAAGCGAAGTTTGCTGAGAGTGCTGAAGTAGCTGCGGGAGTTGAAGCAGTTAATTCAATTCTCGGAATATAAGTATCCCACATATCCGTTACAAATGCCTCTGTAGCATTGCTATCACCTGTAAACCTTCTTTGATCCAAATATTGAGCATAGTAATATTGTTTATAGAAATAACGTTCTGTATGGTAGCGTATGAATGCTTCTTGGTTAAGATCACTACGGCCATTCATGATAATAATCGTCGCAGTTGTTCCACAACCTACACCACCAACATTTTGGCGATAGGCATTTGCATCATAATATATTCCATCATTTAAATCTGTCTGCTTTCCTTTCACCCAAGCCGAACCCGGTGTCGGCGACACTCCGTCATACCATAGGTTCCACTCAGGCATACCTAACATATTTTGCGTATAGGGCCTAATTGGACCCGGATCATATTGAAGTGTTCTAGGTGTATTAATTTCTCGTTCTTGTTCTACAAATCCGTGTTCTATTAATTCCTGGAAGTTCTTTGAACCAGAAACATTCGCAAGCATAGTATTACTGTTTAGTACTTTTGCGGCAATAAAGAGTGGAAGTGAACGACCGTGTTGGTGACCACCATTCGGACCCCACACCATACCAGCATTTACCAGGCCATTTATATCAATTCCCCACTGCACCATGTAAATTAGCAGCTTTTCTTTTTCTGCGTTAGTAAAGTTTGAGTTAAGTATTAACCCAATACCGCTAGCAATCCCACCGATCTCTCTACCATACGTTCTTATTGTATATCCGCCTGGTTTTGACGGATTCCATCTAGCTTTCCAAACTGTATTTTGAAAGCTATGATTCATTTCTAGTAGTGGACGCTTTATAGCGTCTTCTAACCAACTTATTGTTGGTGCGTGGTCTGGAATAGGAATCGTAAGCTTGCGCAACACACTATAGTCTAAATTACTTATATTCCATTGAATGGTCTTATCTGACCCAGCATATGGTGGTCGAAAGCTTCCAGAAAGTGGTACAGATGATAGTACAGTAAGTACTGCGGTTTCTTTAAAATATGTTTTTTCAGCATCATCCTTATAACAGCCATACTTACCTACGACTGTAATAGGGTCAGGTTGATTGTGTATTTCAGCTCCAAACTCATCCACCTGGCATCGACCATACGGTAGAGGGTTGCAATTTACAGAATAAATTGAATTACCCGCTGAAACAGTGTATGGTAAGCGAATCGATATATTTTTATCTGAGTCATACTCTACACTATAGTTTACATCAAAGCTTCCAAATCCTTGTGAAAGAGGAAGTAATAGTTTTACAATAGTTTCTTGTTCTTGAGATGTGTATAATCCTGAATTATATAAGTGGTTTTGCTGATGATAGCCTAAACCTTGAGATATTGCTCTATCAGCGGACGTTGGTATTTTAAAGAATCTCGTAGTTGAGTCACCGTTACTGAATGCGCACAAGGTATCAAATATTGCTCCTCCATTAGTAAGTGTAGAAGATACAAAATCAGATCGAGTCACCAATCCCTCACCACGATCAACACCTGGTTTAGGGTTAAGCATAGTACCGTGAGCAAGACCACAAGTACCAGTCTTAGGATCGATATCTTTAATTATCACTGGACCGACCACCCACCAATCACCGTTAATGAATTGACCAACACGGTAAGGCCTGTCGAAGGTCCATGTAATACCATACTGTGTTACAGATGTTGAAGATTGGTTAAGTGTAAGTGTTGTTGCTATATCCTTACACACTCCGATTGAAATACAAGCTGTTGCAAGGGTACCTGCAGCGTTAAACGCACTAATTGTGTAGCTTGTAGTTGCAGATGGAGAAACTGTTAAACTACCGCTAGTTATAGCTACGCGACCGAGGTTTTCATACCGACCAGTTATCGAACGAGAATCAATGAACGCGGATGTTGCATAGGTTGTCGACCATGTAATAGTTGATGAAGCTCCTGTAAGAATTGGCGAGATTGAAGCTGATAGTGTAGCAATAGGTGATGATACAACTAAAAGAGTTGTACTTAATGTACTCGTTTCACCTACCTCATCAAGTACCCGGATTGTGTATGTAGTAGTCGCTGATGGTGTAATAGTTAAACTACCACTAGATAAAGCGTTTTGAGCTACAGAGAAAGTACTTGACTTATTACGTATAGAGAGAGAGTCGATTGTTACAGATTGAGCATTAGTTGTTGACCAAGTCAGGGTTGAGTCGGTATACCTTGTAATGGCTGGTGTTGAGGTTGCTAGTGTGATAGTAGGAGCCGGTAATGCTATAGTATATATATTGAAGTCATCTTGATTATTAAAGTATACAACCTTTATACTATATTTTGAATTATATGCAAGATTCGGTATAACATCAGTAATGATTTCGTTTAGTTCTACCGCTTCAAACGATTTGTGTAGTGTAAAATCTCCTCCATCAGATATGTAGAGTCCATAACCTAAGGCCTCGGAAGACTTATTAACAAAGGAGTAAGCAATGCTAGGTGATGTATCTATCGTAGGCAGCGTAACAATCCCTGCTGCTCGTATAACTACTACTGTATATATCGTTGTAGACTCATTAGTTACAGTGACTTCTATGCTGATCGAATTAGATCCGGTTACTAAATCCAGTGGCACACTTGCCATACCCGAAGCCACGGTGACTCCATTCACCTTCACAGTTGCGTTGCTGTCGATGACTGTTGGTGTGGTAGTAATGGATGTTGTTGTAGCAGGTACGCTTACATTGTAGGTCGTCGTACCTTCAGCAAAATTCGGGGTTAATGTACCGTTGTTGAGTGTGAGGCTAGTTAATTTAGAATTCGCTGGCGGTGGTACACTATTTGTATAGATGCTAACTTCCACGGATGCCGGACCTTCATACTCTACAGCACCATTCAAATTATATGCAGCTACCTTGAAGTTATAACCAGTGGAGCTATTGAGACCTGTAACTGTATAGCTACTATCTGTATTGGTTAGGTATATTATAGTCGCTTGTACTGGCAGATTGTTAGTCGGTATCGGGTTATAATATAGCTTAATTCCTCCATTTAGAGTAGCTGATATCACAGCCCAGTTAATAGTTATTGCATTAGTTGTTTTTACTGTTGAGCTTGTATTGATTGCTGGTCTGTTAGGTACTGTATAACTACTTATACTATCAGATACTGATGTAAACGGTATGTCTACACCGTCTTTATCTCTCGGTAACACTCTCAACCAATATATGGAATTATATTTTAGTGTTAAGCCTTTATAGGTAGATACATAATTAGAAATAATTGTTTCTGTAGATGTAGGTTTAAGTGTTAATATATCAACAAAATCTAAAGTAGGAGCAGTCTCTGCAACTTGTATAGTATACGTAGCAGATATATCAGAAAGGCTATTTGCAAAACTAAAATGAAGTCTTGGTGTGGTAGACGTATTTGAAGAGCCTAAAGTAACCACCGGTTTAGTCGGTGTTTGCACAATATTTCCATAATCTATATCAAATGTAGTCTTGTTCACTACAGGTATAATATTATTTGCAGAGAGAGCATAAGTGCAATAAAATATATTATTTGCTACTATATGATTACCTACATTAGCAGTACTAGGATATGCTTGTTTTTTAGCATATGTAGTGCTATTAATATCTACACCTGCCCATGAAACACGATTAGCTCCGTAGCCGTAGCCACTAGTTATTTCTGCAGGTTTAGTTAAAACTAATGAATTATTATTAAGGAAGTCTGACCAAAAGTAAAACTTATTGCTTACAATTGAACTTTGATATGATGTTATAAAGCATACAGCTGGATTACTACCAGCAGAATAGCTATAGAACGTATTCCGTTCAATTCTACATTCACTTCTAAAGTCTGTACCATCAAAAGTACTACGTACTGCCTGATATGCAGGTATAGAGTTACCGCTGATAGATATAAATCCAGAATTCGCACCAATCGCTGGTTGATTCGCTAGAATTTTATTTGTAGGGCTCGATATGGCGAGACCTGCTGTAAAGATATTATCATATATATATGTACCACAATTAATTTTATTTTGAAAGTTAAACGGTACAAGGAACGAACTGTTTGGGATGCTCCCAGTAGCAGCTACATCAATGTTTGCGAACTCACCACCGTAGTCAGCTCCACTTAATCGGGTTGCGACAATTATATACCTATTGGAATTCGATTCAGCTAGACTGTTAATAACATATACTCCAGCGTAGGGTGAAACTAGTGTTACGATATTTCCTACAGCAAACCCTTGGTACGCAGAGAGTATCGATATACTCTGAAGATACTCATTTGAACCAGGATTCTTAGCAGTATTTAGAGCAGACAGTGTAATAGTGCCACCGACAGGAGGTATCGGTAATTGAGTAGTTATAGATATACCAGGGCCAAATGTTGAAGCATTTATCGGTTGATAAAATCTTGCCATAGTATTGCGCTCATACCGATTATTGACGCCACCCGCTACGATAAATAAATCTTTAGGATAATAGTTTGGACTATCTACAGGTATTGTTGTACTACCTTCAGCAAAATTATCTGTAATATTAAGGTTGAGTGTATCGTACCTAAAATCTGTAACTACACCGCCACCGTTTAACGATTTACTATCACTACCTTTCGGATAGCGGAAATTACAGCCGATAATATTAACGGTGTTGGTACCCTTACCTGTTAATATAGAGCTATAACTGGAAATAGCTCCGTGGCAGTTAATAAACGTACAATTTAATATATCAATTTGATTTCTATTAATAGGCCAGAAAGCAGCACGTCCGTAATTGCTAGTAATAATAACACCCTGTGGTTCAGGTGATCCAGCGGCTGTAGCGCTACCAGACCAGACAAGAGTTAAGCCTTCCATCTTAAAATTATTAATATTTTCTCTTAAGGCTATAATACTAGCTTGACCGCCATACTGTCTTAGTCTATCCTGCTTTCTAGCACTCAATATTGTTGTGCCTGTGCCGACTAAATTCAAACTAATCTTCTTAGGATTAGTAGGCTTATAGTTAATATTATTATACATTGTAGCATAAGATATAATATTAGTAGCTTCGGGATAGTATCCAATATTTAAGTGATCACCAGCACCAACTCCAATCCCGTTACCTGTGTTTGGTGTGCCTGTACCTGTAGCGGTTGAACTTAAATAATAAACACCTGAGCTAAAGTATATAGTAGGGATATTGTTAAGACTACAGAAATCGATAGCACGTTGAATAGCAGGTTGATCATCGGTTACACCGTCTCCCTTTGCGCCGAATGAACTAACGTTAACATAGTCAGGAAACACATTGACAAGCTTGTTGCCAGATAGTATATCTTCCGCGTTAACAATGTTATTTCTACCTGCAGCTCTATAATTATTTTTAGCGTGTTCTAGTAGATAGCTAGATAGCGCAGGAACATAGCAATATGTCGTATTATCTACAAACACATTAACATTACCGAGGTCGTTGTTATCAGCATGAAGCGCGAACTCACCGAAGCCGTGTTTAAAATCTGTATTTGCAGTTAAAGATATACCGCCTGTATTAAGGTCCTGCCAAAAATGAAAATTATTTTGTCTTATTACCGTAGAACTTAAAGTTGTGCTTGCTGGTACGATTGGGTAGTAAATATCGTTAACAGTGTTAGAGGTATATATACTTCCACTATAGTTTCCAACAAAGCCTTTCAGATACATATAATCATAAATATGAAAATTATTATATTCAACTGTAGCTTTACTAAACGGAGAGGCAGATCGTGTATTAAGACTTAACGATCCACCAGTAAAGTAGTTACCACTTAGATATAAAGTACCGTTATCTGATCTAACACAGGGTCCATGATTAGTTCTCAGAGATGCTTGTGATAGTGTGCCTGATCTTCCTGCTGGGGTAAAGCTTGTAATACCAGGTTCAAAAATATTATCGATAATTGCACACTGTGTGTTATACTCACCGTCAAAGTTATAATAGACAAACATACCGTCTTGTAAAGGCTTGCCAACAGCACCAGTTCTACCATCCGCAAATACACCCGCACCACCCGGTGGATCTATACGAGTCCATACAGCAGATAATCCCCGTGATGTTGTATCATAGCCTTGAAAATAGTTAGGATGACCAGGTGCAACTAGTACCTTATCTGGTACATACCTATCAACACGGTATACACCACCACCATACGAGTTACCGTCAGTAAAACTTACAACGTTTCCAGGAGCATATGGTGAACCTCCTGATCCCTTCTGCCATAGACTATAGGTTCCAGGATTACCTAATCTAGTTTCATATACAGCTGTTAAGGTTTGACCTATGGAAGGTATCGTAAGTGACTCCCAATTCTGTGCAAAGCCAGCGGGTCCAACACATGTAGCTTGAATAGTCTCAATCCACATCCGAGTAAACGTATTACGTGCAATAACTGAACTTAATCCAAGAAACGTTATACATCCGTCCTTTGATGCTTCATTCTGACATCGCGGTGGGTCAGTATATGTTGTACCTTCAACAAAATTATCTGTAAAATAGAGCTTAGCTATATCTCGGTCAAAGTATGTTATTTGGTTACCAGTACCATGGCCCGGTGTGCCATATAAATCTGTACCTTTTGGATATAAGAATGTATTAAATTTAATATCTAATTTTAATACTCCTCTACCGGGTATTTGACAAGTGCTGTTCCAGGTAATTGCTCTATGACAATTAATAAATACACAGTTAGATATCTCTACAATTTCAATATCGATAGGTGTAGGCCAAGCATAGGCACCGGCGTATAGCACATCTCTATCGGCAATCGATGTCATAATACCACTGAAGAACTCTTCACCTGGTACGCTATGTTTTCTAGTACTAAGTAAAGTCTTGTATTCCTGGGTAAACGCTCCAGCAGGTGGTGCAGGTAATTCATACGTGTTACCACCGTCCCAAATAAGCGTTAAGCGTCGTATCTTAAGAGATTTTATGTGCATCCCGATCCCGATAATCGACATAGAATAACTTCCGTTGGCGAGACTGTAGCTATTCGTTGTCGCAGATAGTGTAGTAGTACCGTTAGTGCTGCCAAGTAACGTTAACTCCACTTTCGGATAGCTGCTTAGTAGTTTTTGAGGTGAGCCTATACTAATAAGCTCATGACCAGCGCCGTACTGTGCACTCCACGGTGCATAAGACGATAAAAAGTACGTACCACTATTAAACTGAAGAATTTGAATATTATTCTTTGTACAATAAAGAATAGCCTCTCGAATAGCAGGAGCATCATCAGTCACACCATCACCAACAGCTCCAAACCTAGAGATGTTTACTGTTGAAATTGGAGCAGCGAGTGTATGAATCCAGCGACCTGAAAGATTACTTGTATAGGTATCCGGAATAACAATCTCTTGATCGTTAGCTACAGCGATACTCTTATTAGCCCATTCATAAATAATACCGTCATAACTATCAGTAAAATCATTTAACACTCTAACTATATTTCCAGTTCTGTAAGGCTGTGTGTTACCACCGGCTCTGTCAAACGGGTTTTGACTCTTCAACTTCTTTAAATCATCAACATTATTATATACTACGGGCAGATACGGGTCGTTATCGTTATAATAAGTATAATCAGCCCAGTCAGCACTACCATATATCGGCCGTGCTTGTAGTGTACTAGCTAAGGCAACCCATGTATTACTATCTTTAAGTAGTCCAATAGATTGAACATCTATTTGAGTAAATCCGAGTCCAAGAGCAGGTGAGTCATTAGCTACTTGATATGAAGAAAGAGTTAATTTTGGATTGGCGAATATTGAGCTCTCTTCCCAATCAACAAGGCCGTCAAATCCAGATGACATGGTGAACATGTTTGAACTATTCCAGAAAGTTCGAGTTTCTTGGAATGATGGTACAGTAACCTCCGTTACACTTAGACTTTGAAATCCTGTATATACACCGTTACGATCAGGAGCGACTTGACCAGCCCACGCGTGGAAATTATTTGAGAGTAGTGGGTATTTTGTTGTTTTATAATCTACTATATCAGTATAGAGACAATTATTATGCGTATATACAAGTGGTACTGCTCGCTTATTTGAGTAATATTCAAAATAAAAGTCAAGTTTGTTAGCGCTACCAGATTCAGGTCTAAAATAATTTCGTGTCGCTGATAAACTCCATGGGTAGTTGAATCCAATGATACCGCAGTTTGATGATAGATATATAGTAGAGGTATAAAGTGTGCCAAGCACCCAGTTGTTATTCTTTACATAAAATCCTAATGTAGTAGAAGCTATTAGGTATACAGGTCTGTTATTTATAACCCCACATCTATAAAATTTTTCGTTATTAGTTATAAGGCTAAACCGTTCCTTCTCATCTATAGCAGTAGGAAATAATGAGAAGCTATAGTAGTCGGTATCTGATGCGGATAAACGAAAGTTAACTACTCTCATTGCAGGGCTATATGCTTGAAGACCTCCACTTAAATTATTTGCAGCCGGAGTTACAAAATAATCTTGCTTTTTAAATGTAAAATCTATACTAGGTGAAGTAATTAAAATATTACTAGAGCAATTAAGCATATATGTCGAGCTAGCTCCTGCATATGTACTCTGAGGACTTGCAAGCGCTGCCAAAGGTATCAAGCTATCATACGAACGCTCAATAATATTGTTTGTGACTGTTATTTGATTCGGAGAAACTAGAGATAAGCCTCCATCAGAACGCGATATAATATTATTCTTTATTTGTACCCTCTGCGCTGATGAACTTACATACACTGCAAAACCTTGACTCTGTCCTTGTCCCTTACGGCTCTTTTGTATTTGATTATCACTAACCTTAATATCTTCTGCGCTAATATATAAAGCAGTGCCACCTGTACTACCATATGAAGCGCTCGATATATAATTACCAGATATAGTAGCAAACATACTCTCACGTATAGATATGCATTGTGTACTAGCATACTCAAGAAAATTATGTTCCAATACAAAATTTTGATTGCGGTTTGATCCACCTCCAACATACTTAAGTGTAGTTCCTTTTGCTGGTACTAATGTACCACCTACTGGCGTCCAGGGATCAACAATACCATATGTAACAAATCCGTAGCTAGATAGCCCAGTTTCATCGGCAGTATTAAAGTTAGCTAAGGTACTACTTAACACATAATAATTGTTAACTATTCTCTTCTGACCAGCTAATGCACCAGTCAGAATTTCTATATATCCGTTATTCTGATGATGGAAACGATATCTTAAATTACCATTACTATAGGAATTGTTGGGATAACCTTTATTCGTAATAGATGATACACTAATAGTGAAGGTATTGTTAGTAGCGCTTAATACCGTTAACGCAGCTTCATTACTTGAATTTGACCAAATTGCACCGTTAATTGCTTTAACATCGATGGAGCGACCTTGCGAGGTTCGTACCATACCTACATACTTGATAATGTTGTTCGCTACTTTCGCAGATAAAGAGGACTGAATTAATATACCGCTACCATCTATATCAAATACGAGGTTTTTATATACTTGAAGCGATGTAGCATCTATGCTATGAACGCCGTTACTACAATGACGTATATCACATCCACTAATAGTAAAGTTACGGCAGTAGTTAAAATTAGATATCGCTTTATTAAGATGCTTAAAGTTGAGGTCCTTTACAACGACGTTACTAACCGAATTAAAATCCAACCCATTACCACTTAAAGTTGTTTTATCTGCGTACAGAAAATTACCGTTAATACTATCAAACGAGTGATCTACAAAGCGTTCACCATACTTAGAGCTTGGGCCTTCAAAAGTATTGAAGGTTGTTGAGCTAATAGTTAGATTGCTATAAGGCTTAACATATATAAACAAGTCATTAAACTCCTTACTTACAACAAACTCACCCTCTACCGTGCATAAGCTTGCTGCTTGATCTTTTAAGTTTGTATTGACAAATAAAGGATTATATCCCAATATCGAGAGACCGTCTACTATCACGCTACTCGTAATAGAGTACATATTTGTACTAATAGCTCGTATATCTTTAATGTAATTCTTATCTGTAGGACCTATATCTAGATAATTATCAACACTTGTAACAATAGACGCATTATTAACACTACGTGGAATAATAACATTAGATAAAGCTGTTATAAACTTAGTTGTATCTTTTATTTGAAATACAAGTTCACCGTTTGACCGTGTAACGGTATTATACTCACCGTGAGAATATGTACCACGCTTCGGAAATCGCGCAGGAAACATTCTTTGATCATTTAAATAAAAATCGTAAAATTGCTCACTTAAGCTCTTTGTAATTGCTATTTTCCATAACCCGTTTGAAAGTGCTGTAATATTCTTGTCATTATATCTATTACCCACAATTACAACCGGTGTTGAGTTATATGGCCGTATGGTCAATGTATTATCATTAATAGTATTAACATCATATGTAAAAATAGCTCCGGTTGGGTTCAACTCTTTAATATTATATTCACCACCTTCAAAGACGAGGAAGCGGTTTTTTGGACCGTATGCTTGTGTAGTGCGGAGCCGCTCTATTGCAACCTGTAAGGTTTTAACGGGACGTGATGGAGTAAATCCATAATAATTATCACGCCCTGTAGTTGATATGTAGATAGTATCTGCAGAGCTTGCTTGCTTCGTGATTGGTCCTTGCAGATCAAATACCGAGGCTAATAAAAAATTAAAAATCATTGCAGCAGACCTGTAATAAGAAATTGATTATTGCTAACTCTCATAAGTGATGCGACAGCGCCGACTCCAGCAGTAGTAAAGCTATTATTATAAGCAATACGGGTAGCAGAATATGTAGAGCTGAGAGCGATTGTGATTGTACCAGTGCTCAGTTGAGCTACAGTAGATACAAATCCGTTAACATTAATATTATTTGTTATAAAAGCTGTAATATTTTGCATACCGGTATATGTTATCATGTTGCCCATTGATGAAAGAGCTATAGTAAAATTGCTATTATTTACAGCGCTAACAATAGGCAAGTATGTATTTAGACTCGATAGTATTGCTATCTTGTTAGTTTCAGCTGTAACATTAGTTGTAAGTTGTTTGAAGCTGCTCGATAAGCTAATAAATTGATTATTAAGATATGCTACATCGTATACTGAGTTCTGTGCGGATGTTGTTAAGTTTACTACAGAGCCGGTTAATGACCGTACAGTAGTTTCAAGCGGAGCAATACGGGGATCAGACGTAGTCGTGGTAGTCGATTGGGTACTGCCTTTTAGCGCATATATTGAACTAAGTGAGTTGATCGTAGTTCTTTTTGTACTTGTTACATTATCTAAAACAAGAAACTCACCACCAGTAATATTGGTAGCGATGACAAGGTCGTTAATGAGAATTTTTGACATATAAAATTAAAACTTAAATAGTATTAAAAGGCGTTACAGTAAGGGGCATTATGCTTTTAGATTGCATATTATCATGTAGTAGTATGTGTGTAATGTCAGAGCTCATATTCTTATTTAGTTACTCGCAGCTAGATTTATACAATATACAAAGCATTTGTTGCAGTACATTTCCATATAGTACCTGCACCGAGACCAGTGCTTGAACTAGGTAGGTTGCTTAACACCAAGCAAGTTGCGTATGCCGTATTTGCAGATATAGCAGTAACACTTGTACCAGCTAGAATAGATGAAGCACTAGCCGCAGTTCTTATTGTATTACAGCAACCATTAAGTATAGTAGAGTGACATGCAAACACTCTACCACTAAAACCATTGATTACACTAGAGTAAAATCCAGAAGCTGTATTACGAACCCCACCGCCTACTATAGCTAGATAATTGGAAGCTGTATTAAGACGCCCACCAGCTATAGTAGAATAAGTACCAGAAGCTGTATTACCATAGCCGACTGCTACATTAGAATAAGTACCAGAAGCTGTATTAAGAAAGCCGCCTGCTATAGTAGACCAACAACCAGAAGCTGTATTATACTGTCCTCCTGCTATAGTAGAATAAGGACCAGAAGCTCTACTACTAAGACCACCTAGTACACTAGAATAACAACCAGAAGCTATATTAAAACACCCACCAGCTACATTAGAATAAGCGCTTAAAGCTGTATTATAACACCCACCAGCTACATTAGAAACATAACCAGAAGCTGTATTGTTCCGTCCCCCTGCTACAGTAGAATAAACACCAGAAGCTGTATTACTAGTACCACCAGCTACAGTAGCAGAATAATTAGAAGCTAAATTACCCTTCCCACCAGCTATATTAGCATAAAGGCTGCTAACTGTATTACAAAACCCACCACCTACATTAGAACAACTACCAGAAACTGCATTTAAAGCTCCACCAGCTACATTAGAGTAAAAACCAGAAACTGTATTATTAACCCCACCGGCTACATTAGAGTAACAACCAGAAGCTGTATTACAATACCCACCAGCTACACTAGAGTAATAATTAGAAGCTGTATTACAACGCCCACCAGCTACAGTAGAATAAGTACCAGAAGCTGTATTACAACACCCACCAGCTACATTAGAGTAATAATTAGAAGCTGTATTACACCTCCCACCAGCTACATTAGAACTAACACCATTTGCTGCATTACAAATACCACCAGCCACATTAGAAACATAACCAGAAGATGTATTACAACGCCCACCACCTACAGTAGAGTAACATTCACAAGCTGCATTACAATACCCGCCACCTACGTTAGAAAAACAAACCAAAGCTCTATTACTCACACCACCAGCTACATTAGTATAACAACCAGAAGCTGTATTACACTGCCCACCAGCCACATTAGAAACATAACCAGAAGATGTATTACAACGCCCACCAGCTACATTAGAATAATTACCAAGAGCTGTATTACGATACCCACCAGCTACATTAGAGAAAAAACCACAAGCTGTATTACAACACCCACCAGCTACATTAGAAGCATAACCAGAAGCTTTACCACTTAAACCACCGGCTACATTAGAATAACAACCTGAAGCTATATTATCACCTCCACCGGCTACATTAGAAATAGCACCACAAGCCTTATTACAACACCCACCAGCTACATTAGAAACACCAAATGAGGCAATATTATTTAGCCCCCCAGCTACATTAGAACCAACACCAGAAGCTGTATTATTACCACCACCAGCTACATTAGAAAAAGAACTACTAGCTGTATTACTAAATCCTCCACCTACTGCAGAATCATAATAAGAAGCTGTATTACAACGCCCACCAGCTACATTAGAATAAGTACCAGAAGCTGTATTACAATAGCCACCAGCTACATTAGTACAATAACAACTAGCTGTATTACAACGCCCACCAGCTACATTAGAATAATAGCCAGAAGCTGTATTACAACGCCCACCAGCTACATTAGAATAACAACCACAAGCTGTATTATCACTACCGCCTGCCACATTAGAATTAAGGGCAGACGCTGTATTATAAATACCACCAGCTACAGTAGAAACAACACCAGAAGCTATATTACGAGCTCCACCACCTACGGTAGAATTAGCACCAGAAGCTATATTTAAACTCCCGCCAGCTACAGTAGAAAAGCAATTACAAGCCGTATTACAACGCCCACCAGCTACATTAGAATAAGCACTTAAAGCCCTATTATACTGACCACCTGACACATTAGAGAATTCATCAACTGCCATATTACGACATCCACCAGCTACAACATTAAATCCATACCCTGAACTAGAGCTATTACCCGCGACATTGAATAGACCACCTCCAATAGTATTTGCACCATTAAGTCCTTGATCATCATCTCCCCCGGGGAGACACGATGTATCGTAAGCAATATTATTAGCTCCCCCTGCTATATTAGAACATTTACTACAAGCCTTATTATTACTACCACCAGCTACAACGGAATTATTACCACAAGCATTATTACTATAGCCGCCAGCTACAGCAGCGTAAGAACCAAAAGCTATATTATTAAATCCACCACCTATATTGGAAATAAACCCACAAGTCTGATTACTAAGACCACCTACTACACTAGAACAATTACCAACAGCTCTATTATTAATACCACCTAATACGTTAGATCTAGAGCCACAAGCCGTATTACATGTTCCCTGTACAAAACTATTTGAACCTAATGCTTTTACATTTTCCCCTAATGCTATAGAACCTCTAGCTGAAGCGATGGAGCAAAGACCTATAACCGTTGTATATATTGCTGTAGCACTTTGAGCCGGTCCCACGGTAAAGCTCGTAAGCGTAGCAAAGTTGTTAATATTTTGACTTGCGGTAGCCCACCCTGCGCTATTAGCTGTAATTAAAGTGTATAGATCCCCTGTTCTTTTTCTGTCACTAGAAAGTGCAAAATTTAAGCTCGTCTGCTTAGTTATATTATTCTGCACAACTATAAAAGACTCTTCACCCGTTATAGTTGATGTAACCTTTGGCAGGTCTGAAATCTTAATACCCATAGTGATAATATTTATTGCATTATCCGCTTTTTACACTAAACTTTATTATATGATTATTTTTGATGAAGAGAGTCACACGTACAAAAATCCTGAAACAGGCCGAAACTACATATCAGCTACTACTCTTTTAAATAAATATAAAACTTACTTTAACTCTAAGGATCATGCTTTAAGAGTCTCAGCACGAGAAGGTGTTACGCCTGAATTTATTCTCGAAACCTGGGCCGCAGAAACAAAGCGTGCGACAGATCGCGGGACCAATATACACGCGTTGATGGAAAATTATATTAAAATGGGTACAGTAAAAGAGGATTATAATTATCTTTATCGTAGCTACGATCGACTCATTTCAAAAGAAATAGGTAAGTTTGATGTTGTGTTGTCTGAAACGCGTATGTCTCTTCATGAATATGAATTAGCCGGTACAGCAGATATAATATACGAGAGTGAGCATGACTTTATAATAGCTGATTTTAAGACAAATAAGCGGTTTAGGTTTGCGAATGACTTTAAAGAATACTTTCTTCAACCTATCGCTCACCTATCTATGTGTGAATTTAATACTTATAGTTTACAACTATCACTATATGCATATATGTACGAGCAAGCAACAGGTAAGAAGTGTAAAAAATTAGTAACATTTTACTTGAAAGAGGATGAATGGGTACCATACTATTCAAACTATTTAAAGACAGATATACTAAATATTTTAAATCACTTTAAAAAAAGCTAACGCATCTGACTAATTATATTATAGATTATGAATAAAGGCACTCTCATACGCAAAATTAATGAAAAAATCGATAAAATAACTAACTCGATTTATGAATTACGTGATTTATTAGATGATACAGAGAATGATGATCTTTCACAAATGGGTAATGATTTTGCAGATGCTTTAGTTGAAACAATACACGATAATTCGATAATGACGTCGAGTGATATTATCTTATATGTTGAAGAGTATTACGGCAATAAAAAATAAAGCTACAAATTATGGTGGACTTAACACCGTTAGAGCTTAGTATATTGATACTTAATTAAAATGAATATCTTGAGAGGTATAAGCGTTGATGATTCAGAAGGAACATTAGTAGATTTAGAGTACATCATTAAAAAGGATAAATCTATTATGGCTTCAGATATGAGAATTTATAGTATTATTGATAATAAAGTGGGAAATTTAATGAATGACGTAAATATAGTAGATAAACTCTTAATTGCGAGAGAGTTAATTAGATTCTTAGAGACATCAAATGAATAATAAAAAATAAAAAAATGTACCGTAGTAGTATTAGCAAATATCGGTTTGAGTATGAGAGTGAAACAAGTCGGATTTTAATTTATGAAGAAGGTGCTGGTGTTGAACCGGTAGCTCTCATAAGCACAACAGACCGCTTAACAGAAAAAGAGTTTCATTATGAAATTATGGCGTGGTATGCAGAAAGCAGTAAGTTATAACTCAAAGGAACTCCATTATAATTAGGTTATGAATTGTGGATGTGGAAACTTAGTTGAGGAAGGTCGACGCGAACTCGGTCTTAAGTGTTGTAGGAGTTGCGCTTTTACTGGACCTGATGTGCCGCGACCGAAGGGACGTCAAGTCTACGGTCATAAGACCGGTGCAGAAATTGAGATTCATAGCGCTGATAGTTGGAATAGAAATAAAAAATATTTTATTCCTAATGGTGCTAGGAGTTGCGTTAAGAACTTTAGTAAAAGTATTAGCGTTTAAATCTTGCAAATAATAAAGATTAAATTACAATAATTTTAACGGGCGTTACATGGATTCGACGTGACAAGAAAGTCGCGGACGGGGTTCGATTCCCCAGCGTCCACCATTTACAACAAATAAAATAATAGAAAGAAACAATAATTTTGGGAATGTTTGATCACTTTAAAATAGAGTTACCGCTTCCGGAGTTACCGCAAGCGATACTTAATCGCTATAAACTAGGAGACAATCTTTCTAGTGATGTTATCTTTCAAACTAAAGATACTCCTAATCAAGCAATGTCTCTGTATAATGTTGATTCTACTGGACAGCTGCTCTTTGAGAAGATTGAGGGATATTGGGAGTATCCTGAACCTGAAGAATTAAAGTCTACCCTATCTTTATGGAATAAATTGGGTAACTATATTGAAACGTCTCGTAGTTGGGAGAAGGTAGATTTTACAGGTGAAATTAATTTCCACGAATCATATCATCATCAGGATTATAGTAATGAATTATCTCATAGAAAATATAATTACCTGCGTTATCAGTATGGGTGGATTGATTATCAGGTGCAATTAGTTAACGGTAAGGTACAAGGTGATGTTATTCTTATTAGTCATACTCTCCCAGTTAAGCACACGGAAGAAGAGGTTGATACTCTTGTTAAAGAGCGATTCATTGAACGTGTTGAGCGAGAGGAGAGGTATAAAGAACAACGTAAGTCGCACCCTTCTGACTCACAAAAGCTGATAGATACTATCTATAATCTAGTTAACATTACTAGTACAAAAGATGCAACAGCTGAAAAGATCTTAGAAATTATTAAAAAATATCGTAAAAAATTCGACATTTGGTATACCGATGAAAACTAAACTAACAACAGAGCAACAGACAGAGATAGAGCGTATTAAACTAGCTATTGTAGATTTATCTACGCAGCAAGATAGTCTATACGCTAAGCTATTATCAGATCTTAATATAGTTGATCATGATGAAGATGAAGCTATCTTTGATTACATATTTAACAATTATATCAATCCTTCAAATAACTTATGGCTACAGGAATAATAGCACAGAACAATATAACTGGAAAGTTTATTAAGACAGAACCACCTAATCAAGCATACAGGGATGGTTGGGATAATATCTTCAAACCTAAAAAGAAGTACATATTAGCGTCGGCTAACTTTTGTGGCCCGTGTAAGGTTTTAAAGGCAAAGCTTGATACAAATAATATTGTTGTTGAGATTAAGCAGATGGAAGATAATTCTGAGTTTTTTAAGCTTCATAATATAAAAGCTGTACCGCAGCTTCTTGTATTTGAAAAGGATGAATTACAGGATGTTATTCATGGATCTGAAGAAATTTTTAAAAGATTAAAAGATGAGTTATAATTTGTTTCTTGATGATATTCGCATGCCGGCTCACGCGTATATTTATCCTAAGCGTGATAGTGAGGGTAAGGTTATGCCGAGTAGATCACTTGCTAACCAGACTGGCATAAAAGACGACGATTGGGTAATTGTGCGTAGTTATGATGAATTTGTGTTCATGTTAAACTCCAAAGGCTTACCTAATAACGTTTCATTCGATCATGATTTGGATCAGGAGCACATTGATCATTGGTTTAGTCACACTAAGCAACACAATGAAATCCTATATGATAATTTTAAAGTTAAAACAGGCCTTGATTGTGTGAAATACTTTATAGATTTCTGTCATAAGACTAATAATAAGATTAGTAGAATAAATACTTTTATACATTCAGCTAACCCTATTGGCCAAATTGAAATGCAAAAGTACCTATATATACCTTTATGAAAAATAAAACAAATAGCCTTAAGGCTCTAACAACAATTGCTGTTTCATTTTTATTAACAGCGCTAGCATTTGCAGATCGTACTGCAACTATCGGATGGGAAGCAGACACCACTGCAACTTCATTTATCGTAAAAGTAGGTGATGCTGTTGCAGCAACGGTAGAAACAAACGAAGCCACGTTTGTTATTCCTGACACTGCTACCGCAATTACCGTTGTGTCTGTAAACGCTGGCGGTGAATCGGAGCCATCAGCGACGCTGATTATTCCAGCAGCACCGCTCAATCCTAAGGGCGTATTTGTAAAGCGTATTGTGCGCGTCACAACTACTACAACCACAAGCACAAGGCGGTAATATGAAAGCGGTCTGTTTGTTGTATGCATTGGTTTGCTTATGGTTAACAGGCATCACGGGTCACTGTGATAGTACAGTGACCCTTGCGTGGGATGCTAATCCCGAAGCCAATATCGCAGGTTACAAACTAAAATATGGCTTTGCTTCAAGAGTTTATTCTGTAGTTGTGCCTACAGGTAAAGTGACTGAAATAACCATACCCAATATGGTTGAAGGCACACAGTATTTTTTTGCAGTCAGTGCTTTCAATGATGAAGGACTAGAAAGTTTAGACAGCGATGAAATATCTTATGTGATTCCTACCAACGATAATGATTGGCCTGTGACATACACAACAGGAGTGGTGTATGTGGATAGCGAGGAAGCTAATGGCTATGATGCTTTTTTAGCAATTGATAAAAACCCAAACACTTTTTGGCATACGGCATGGAGGCAATCTCAACCTCCTTTTCCACATGAAATTCAAATTGACTTGGGCGGAGCGCAAACAATAAAAGGCTTTACTTATTTGCCTCGTCAGGACGCTTGGCTAAACGGTACGCTTGGACAATACGAGTTTTACGCATCCGTTAATCGATTAGACAGAGGTCTTCCAGTTGCTAGCGGAACATTTGCGGTTGACCGTACTTTAAAAACAGTTTATTTTCCTGCTGTTATGGCGAGGTATGTTATCTTAAAAGGTCTTAGCGATCCTACTAGCCGTACGCAAATGGCTGCGGCTGAAATAACTGTGATTACAGACATGGTGAGTTTGCCTAAGCCTAACGGACCAAAGAATTTATATATTAAGAAGATAACACGCTTGCGATGAATACAGAAGAAATTAATACCCTGGTTGTAAGTGATATACATTTAGGAACAAGTGTCTCGCAGAAAGATAAGTTTCTAAAAGTACTCGACCTTAATTTTAAAACTCTAATTATCAATGGAGATCTTTTTGATAATTATAGTTTTCATAGGTACGATAAAAAAGATTGGAAGATATTGTCAAAAATAAGAAAGCTAACTAAAACACATAGCGTTGTTCTTGTGCATGGAAATCACGATGAAGATTGTGAATTCATAACAGGCGTTACAGGTATGAACTTTGTTGAGGATTACTACATGAAAATAAACAATAGAAGTTTTTATCTAGAGCATGGTCATCAATATGATAAATGGACAAGCGAACGTCCTTTTATTACATGGTTCTTTACTGGTTTATATTATTGGTTTCAAAAGATCGATCGTTCGCATACACTTACACGACACATCAAAAGAATATCTAAATCGTGGATAAGAGCTAAAGATTTAGTTCGTTCAAAGTTTGTCTTAAAGCATCAAAAAACAGCAGAGATACTTATTGCTGGTCATACGCACTATCCAGAGATACGACACTTTGCAAAATGCACATATATCAATACTGGTAGCTTTTGCGATGAGTCATGTTCTTATTGCATTATTGATGATTACGGAGATTTTGAATTAGTTTATATTTAATCACAAAGTGGTTATAAATAATATAGTATGAAAAAGTTTATACAATACTTTTTAGAAAAAGTCAAGCATTCTAAAGTAGAGGCTGGTTATGTAGCGCGCACTGTTAAAGGACAGGCTTGTCAAGCCTGCACCATGTGGAGACCGCCCCATGGTTGTTCTGCTGTTGCTGGAGTTATTAAGCCAACCGCATGGTGTAAATGGTGGAAAAAATCTAAGCGTGCCAAATAAGGAACTCTAGTACCATAGGTGTATGAAGAAAATATTTAAGTGGTGGTTCTGGAGTAATGCTTGGTCAGACTTTAAATGCATGTTTAATCCCCGCCAAAGGTGGCTCACCAAAAAGATTCCTAATCATTGGTGCGATAAAGTAGAGTTGATTCGAATGATACTGTTCGAATGCTTGGTGCATTACGTTGACGGAGAAAAATGCTTTGAGAATGTTGCTTGGGACGAAGAAGATTTTAGGGATAGCAGTCCAAACTGGGAAAAAATATTTGAGGAGAAGAAAGAAACAAAAGCAAAAATCCTTAAATGCTATGATTATATCACAAAGCAAAGGCCACAATTAGATAAAGATTTATACAAGGCTTATCCTGAGTTTACTAATATTGATGACATGATTAATAATAAAAGCAATTATCTGAAAAGGTATGCTGGAGTAATTAGTATTGAAGCAGAAATGGAAAGGCTTGATAATGAGACTTTATCAACTATACTTGAATTAAGACAAGTATTATGGACGTAAATAAACCAGATAAATGGGTAGTTATTAAAATTGACGGTAAGCAAGCAAACTACAAGGTTTTTGCTTGCTGGAATGGCAGTTATACAGGCAGCGCAAGTTGGCAGCTGAATAGCGGTATTAAGAAAGTCACTGACATTGGTTACGCATACGAGTTTACTGGCCATTCAGGTTCAATTTACAGGTGTAACAAAACTAGATACGGACTTCATTCTTATGGAGCATCCGTTTTAGATAAATTAACTAAAGATTCACAGAGCTTTAATTATGTTGTCGAGACGCTTGATAAAGATACAGATTTTTTAAAATTAAATTATTAATATGAATACGTATGAAGACGATAAAGAAAGACTGGGATTCCCAGCAGATGGTCAGAAAATTATATTTAAGTACCCGTGCGAACACGCATGGTTTTCTAATGTAGTTGACGATCAAAAGTATTTGGTTAAGGATCAAGAATACACTGTGCGCAAGACAGAACTTAATTCTTCATCTACTTATGTTTGGCTAGAAGAGATTGAGGTGTATGACGCTGAGAGAGACCTGCCATTCTTTAATCTACTTTGCTTTGATTGGGAGATTAAGACAAAGTAGGAACACCAATATAATCAAGTATGGAAGACAAATACAAACGTATTCACGAATATTCAAAAGAAGAGCAATTACTTATGCTTGACAATATTTGTGCTAAAATTTATATTGCTCGAAATATTAGTATGGATCGTCAAGGAATCCTTGACGAACTTAGTAAGATTGATAAGCTGTATGCAAATCCAGCAGAAGACGGAAATTAATATGCAAAGAGAACTAAAATTTAGAGCTTGGGATAAACTAGCAGAACGATTCACTCGATGCGATGAAGGCTATCAAGGGCATTATGTTCTTTCCTTGAAGGGTGAATTTCACAATCTTCAAAATGGATCTGGTGGTAATGAATGCATCGTGCAACAATATACAGGTCTTAAAGATAAGAACGGAGTTGACATTTATGAAGGTGACATTGTAGTCTATAGAGAAAAGAATCGAGAAATCAGAATCGGTCAATACTCCAATGGTGAGGACGACATGCTTGGCTGCTTCATTCAAGATCCTATAGTCACGCATAGAAATTTTGGAAGCAGTAGTATTCCTGCCTTCGCCAGCTGTGAAGTAATCGGCAACATTTTTGAAAATAAACCTTTACTTTGAGAAGGAACTTTGATATAATATAGTTATGCAAGTCAAACATTTAATTGAAAAGCTGCAAGGCTACGATCCAGAACTTATGGTAATTGTTAGCGGCTATGAAGGTGGCGTAAATGAAGCTGAACACGCAGGTCAAGTCAAAATCAAGCTCAATACGTTCACTGAATGGTATTATGGTAAGCATGACGTAGCATACTCCCACACCGATCCATTTGACTGCGAAGCAATTTATATTCATTAAAAATAACTGAAACACTGATACAATAAGATATGAAAAAAAAGACCAAGGATCGCCTTGAGAAAAAAGCAACAGCACGTTACAAGCTGTTGACTAAACATGTGTTTAGTAATTTCTACCGCCAAGGAGTACCTCTAGAAACTGCAAAAGATATTATTCGTCCTTATGTTGGAGTGATTGCTGCACAATCTAAGTGGCTTGCCGTTGATGATTATTATGGCCGTGATGAGCGAAGTCCGTTAGATACTTATGGCTATAAGAGTGAGGAAGATATTGCTGGTAATTTGTTTTACACCAGTGATCGTTTTAATTGCCAATTCCGATTGAATTGGGTGCTTGGATTGTTTGATAAAAATTTAAATAAATTATGAAAGCAAAAAACACAAAAGAACTAAAAGAAAAGATTGAAGCAACGGCCAAAGCAGAATTTGACTTTGAGCAACACTTATTTAAGAAGTATCCTGATCTTTTCTACACTGGAGAAGATGGACAACTACTGCCGCAATTTCAGCGATGCTGGAATGATTGCCCAAAGGGTTGGGAGACGCTTGTGGATAATCTGTTTGGTAGCATCGATCAGTACATTAAGTACACCACCAAAACTGAAGACAATCCAGACAAGAAGATCAAAGCTTGGGTGTATAAAAATATCTGGAGAAAGATTCACGCGCGGCTAGATGTCATCTTTAATCCATACAAAAAGGTTGACTATACTGTTGCTAGAAATGAAGAGCAAACAAAAAAGATGAACAAAAGTTTTGCAATGAAGGTAAGAAGACTCACGCTAAGGATTACGGCATGGTTTATAAGTGAGATGTATATCTATGTCAAACCACGCCAAGTAAAGGTTGCTCAGTATAAAGAAAAGTTTGGAACTCTAAGAGTATATGTTGACAGCGGAGACAAGACCATTGATGGTATGATTCGTTTTGCAGAGTATCTTACTTCAAAGACTTGTCAGGATAGCGGCAAGGCGGGAGATATATGTAAGAGAGGTAGCTGGTATGCAACGTTATCTCCGTCTGAAGCAAAAAAGCAAGGATACATGAAAGCATAATTATAATAGAGTGAGATACTATAAATCTGGCAACAGCATCGTGTTTACAAAGTTCGCTATGATATTTTATCATTCTTTTGGTGAGACTTATCGTGATCTTACCCTAATACAAGCACGTGGAAAATTAAAAAAGGTAGGCTATACTCATGGACCGCAAGACGAAATCTTGCATTATTTAAAACAAGAAAAATATATTAAAGATGTACCGTAAAGTTTATATTGTTGGTGACAATCATGGCAAATATGCTGTTATGTTTCGTCTTATTGAAGCTTATGGCATTAAAGATTGCATTTTGATTCATGTTGGAGATGGCGGTGAAGGCTTTGTGCCTAGAGATAAACAGCTAGAACAATTTAACGAATACAACGATTATTTAAAATCAAAAGACATTGAGTATTTGAGCATCAGAGGCAATCACTCAGATCCCGCTTACTTTGATGGTTCAGTAGATTTAAGTCATTTTAAATTGCTTCCAGATTACCACACACAAATCATAAACGATGAAAAGTTTTTATTTGTTGGTGGAGCAATCTCTATTGACCGAAAGATACGGCGAGAAGGATTCTCTTATTGGAAAGACGAGCCATTCGTCCTTAATAAATCTAAGATTGAAGAGTGTGATGTTTTGATTACTCACTCTGTTCCGTCTTGGCTGGGACCAACTGATAAACAACCGTTCTATCATTGGTTAAAAGACGATCCCACACTTTGGGATGAATGTCTCCAAGAAAGATATGATCATGATATCTTGTTTAAATTGGCAAGGCCGAAAAAAAGCTACGCTGGACATTTCCATAATCATTTTAGTACTGACTTTAATGGATGCCGTGCTAGGATACTTGCGGAGTTGGAATTCTTAGAACACAGTAAGGAACAAAGATATAATAAGGCATGACCAAAGAACAATTACTTAAAAGAGCTGAAGCAGCAGAAGAGAAAGCTTACTTAGCGGAAGACGCGCTGCGTGAGATTGCACTCTTTTTGAGCTGTGGAGGTTACAATGATGTTGGCTTGGTTGAATTTGACCCAGCTAAGTACGCTAAGAAGATCAAGGAAGCTATCATCATGCAACAACGAGGTGAAACAAATCCATGCATTGGGCAATGGGTTACTTCGGCTCATCGTATTCGAGGCTCTACGGAACCCCGCGCTACGGAACACCAATAAAATAATATAAAATATGAATGCACAAACAAGAATATATGATAAGATGAGCCAAATTCGTTACAAGAAAGTCGGACGTAAGTATGTACAGGAGAATGACCCTTATGTTTATGATGGCTTACGTGAAGGTTGGTGGTTAGTTAAAGTTGCTCCAGGAAGCACTTCTATTCGTCAGCAAGTCTATCCCAACAAATCAGAAATTTCTGCCGCAGCGCGAGATAAAGAAGATCAATTGGTTGAAATCATTCGCAAAGCTTCTGAAGCTCGCCCACAACAACGACCACTGACCCCAGAAGCTCTCGCTGATTGGCAAGCCTTTATTGCTAAACATGGAGAACAATTTACCACTCTTGAATATCCGTCCATTCAAGAAAACGCTGAGAAAATCATCGAAGCACTATTGCAAAAATAATTATGACAATGAGAACAATACTATTAAGCTGCCTTGCTGGCGCTTATGTGATTTTTGAAGCTGTTTGGGCAACAGCTCTTGTAGCTGCTTTGCTTAGAGAATTCTTACCGCAAACCAACTTTAATTTCTTTCTATTGCTTGGGCTTTGCGCTCTAGTATTAAATTCTGTTGACCTTTTGATCAAGTGTGACTATAATTTAAAAGCTGCTTTACGCGTTAATACTTTTATGTGGCTGGTAATTATAACTGTCGTAGAGTTGTCAACCGGTATTCTATAAAACTAAATAAATTATAATATGGCAAAAATAACACTTGAGTTTGATACAGAGGAAGAGGACGAAGCACGAACAGCCTTAGATGGTCGCAAATGGAAATGCGCGCTTTGGGATCTTGATCAGGAGCTAAGAAGCATTACAAAGTACGCAACATTTGACAATAGAGAGGCGACCAACGAAGAGGTAAATGTTGCTAGCGTGATAAGAGAAAAAATTTATCAAACTCTTCAGGCCTATTCTCTAAACTTAGATTAACAACTATGAATTTACTTACAAACCAAAAACACTCGCATATCTACTTTGTGGAGAGCGGATTCCTATACAATATCGATCCTTACCGCTTTGAAGGTGACTTTAAGACAGTTAGTGATCTTATAAACATTCCCGTTAAGAGCTGGAAGCCTTGTCATGTGGTTAGAGCTTCAGACATAACTCACAGTGAAAATAAAGCTACTATTGATAGTTGGTTTGTTTGTCCACGAGACACAAAGTATAGTTTACCAGCGTATATCGGCGTTAAAATTAAATAAAATTATGTTAGAACCAATAGATAGAGATTGTATTCAAGAATCTTATACCTTTAGAGGTATGACTTGTAAGTTAGATAAGTGGACTGCTAGCCTACTAAACTACGCTCTTGCGTTAAATGGCTTCACTGATAGGTATGTGTTGTCTAAAGTCTGAGTAGTTGCTATAATAATTTTTTATAGTACAATTCTCGTGTGAAGATGATTTATATATTATTATTGCTATGTACTCTAACGAGTTGCATACAGAGTAAAGCAGAAGTTGTTCGTGAATATAAAGCTAGAATAACGTTTTATAGTAGTGACAAGAAATGGGGTAACAGGGTAGCAGATACTAAAATAAGATATGCGAAAGAAAGCGTAACTATTGCTGCTCACCCTGATTTTGCGTTTGGAACCAAAGTATATATACCGCAACTTAAAAATAAGTTTGATGATGGTATATTTATCGTACAAGATCGAGGGTCTGCAGTAACTAAGAAAAGGGCATCGCGTGGTAAATGTTATGTCTTTGATGTTTATGTTAGCACTCACTCAAAATTACGTTTAAACGCACGAACTAACCCGCAATACATGCAAGTTTATGTTGAAAAGCCATAAATAATAACATAATGGAACCGGAAAGATCTCTGATACGAGAATTCATTAATGGAGGTTGGCTTGTGCCAGTTATCGGTGCTGCATCAATGCTTGCACGCTTACTCTCTTCTAATGTAAAGATTAGCCTGCTTGATCAATTTAAAAGGGTAACAACTGCTGCACTTGCAGCAGGTATTGCTTGGTTTGTTTTGGAGCAAACAGATATTTCATCGCTATATAAAGCTATAGTTTACGGGATCATCGGTGTTATCTCACCAGAGATTATTGATGGTATCGTAGATCTTGGTCGTGCGTTTGCTAAGAATCCATTGAGTTTCTTCAAACGTAAATAGTGAGTTAAATAGTGTTGCTTTTTAAAGGGAACAAGCATATAATGAGGTTGTAAGAAGTAACCTAAAATTATGATTGATCAAATTGAAAATATTAAGCAAGCAGTAAAACGTCACACTATTATCCCATTTGCAGCAGCAGATGTAAAGTGTGAACGTGTTAACAATACAAATTTTATCTATATCAAAGATAAATATGCAGTGAGTAACAATAAAGAAATTATGGATTCTCTTGGTATCCGTTCTAACCTAACTAAAGATATTTTTAGTAAGCCAGACGAGAACTGGAACTATATTCAAGCAGCAATTAGCAGTATTGATAAAAAGAAACAGTTCTCTGGTATTGTTAATGAAAATAATCAGATGATTACTTTAAATAGTAAAGCTGTTCAAGAAAATACGCAGTTAAATTATGATAATCGTATTGATAGTTTGATTGATGCTATTATGTCGAACTCAACTCACAATTTGCAAACTATTAACCTCAATCATAATTGCCAGGTTGAAGTTAATGCTGCGCTGCTTGATCAAGTAGATTGCGGCTTAGGAGATCTTTGGAATTTCGGTACGTCGACTACTATTGGCGCTCTCAATCAGCAGTTTAAGCAGTTCTTTAATAGACTCATCTGCACAAACGGTATGACAACATCGCAAGGTATTGCATATCGAAATAGTAATAACAATACTAATATTGGTAGGCAGTTTCTTAAATATTCTTCATCGCGCGAAGCAATTAGCGCAATTAAACCTCGCGTCGACCGTCTCCGCAATTGTCGCGCGTCGTTGTATGAGGTTAAGCTTGTTGCTGATAGCTTGAGTAAAGAGAATAAGTCTACTTTCTTCCCGCAATATGCTAATATGCGACAAGAATTTGCTGAGAGAGGTTATAATATCGAAAAGCTTAATTCGAAGCAAACGAGATTCATGTATACTGATGAAAATTTATACGATGTCTTTAATCTTGCTACAAATCTTGCGTCGCATCAACGCGAAGTGATTGGTGTTAAAGCAAGCGCTGAGCTTAATAAAGCAGCTGGCGATATGTTTGTTAAAGGTCCTGCGTTAGAGTACAAGCTGGTTGATATTTACGCAAAAAACTAAATGAGTAATAAGACTATAATTAACCTAATTGTAATCTGCATCGTTATTTTTACAGTTCGTGGCGTTATTGAGGTTTCATTGCTTGACGATGCTATCAATAACTTTAACGCCACGAGCTTTGCTGATGATGTACCTTTAGAAACATTTAACCGGATACATCGCTTTATGAACTTTTTAACTATTGCAGCAAGCTTTTCAATTGCTTTGGCTGTCGCAGTTAATTGGCCTTGGCATAAGAGAGATTAAATGCTCTTCGAATAATAAAGGGAGTATAGGCCAACGGGTAGAGCCAACGAACTTAAAATTCGTAAAGTGAGAGTTCGAATCTCTCTACTCCTACTTTATACAAAACTTTATAAATATATAAAAGATGAGATATATTGTATGTGAATGTTCTGGAGGTAAGCGAACTAATGAAGGGACATTGCTGCAGCGTGATGGTCAGTTGTGGTATAGAGATGAAGATACAGGTGAGTTTCGATCGCAGGATGGCTATAGCATGGGTGTAGTTTTTAAAAACAATGTTGACGGTATCTATTTCGCAGATAGGGAGCTAAGATTTAAAAAGCCTGTAATATATTTTATGATGCCTGAGACCCATTTTCTGTTTAATGCATCAATGTGTTATGATATGTTGTATTATAATGTACCAAAAGATAAACGGGAAGTCATTCGTGATTTTGCTAACAAGTATATGCGCAATTTTATACAAACAAAGGTAGGAGTTAAGCTATGAGATACAAAGTTTGCAGTCGTAGTGAAAGAACCAAAATAGCTTATAACCAATATGAACGAGAGATCTTCTGGTAAGATCCTATGAATAGAGAAGGTAGAAGTTATATGCTCAGATCATATTCCGATCCAGAGAATACATTCTATATCTCACCAAGACAACTGATCAACCTGCGTTGTTTAAGAGTTAAGAGTTAAGGGAACTCTAATATAATAATGGTATGAGAGAAGCCAAGGTTAAAAATTTAGGAATGTATTTTGTAAAATTTATTGTACCACGGACGCAGCTGGAGAATTCAATTATTGTTTATGCTGCAGATAAGACAGAAGCGCGTGATTTCTTTTACGAAATATGCCCAGATATAAGCGAAATCATTAAAATTATACCCGCATAATGAGTTTACCCACCATTACCATATCTTCATCAATTCTTTCCGGTAACTACAGAGAACACCGCGCATATGCACGGCTTCTAGCTGATGTCATCAAAGAGCGGTTTAAGGATATTAGAAAGCATATGATCTTACCTAGAAATCTGTTCATACGCTTGCGACCAATTCGCAATATTTACGGCAGCGCTACGACGGAGCACATACCTTTAACGTCATACGGTAAGAATTATATTGTTGAGGTTGATGTGCGGCAAGATTTCGACTCTTTTAAAGATACGTTGTTACATGAGCTCGTGCATATCGAGCAATTTTACGCTAAGAGACTCGGAAATAGCTCCAAAGCTCAATGCTATAAATGGAAAGGTAAGGATATTGTGACTGTTAAACCTTCTTGCGATGAAGAGTATACTAGCTTACCTTGGGAGGCTGAAGCGATCAGTCGAGCAGAATTATTAACACCGCTAATTTTCAATGGAACTTACTTATAATAATCATATGAAAGACAATACTTGGGTATTTACGGATAAGCATTACGGTTGGGTGAACGTTGAGGACACTGAATTTATCGACATTGAAGAGACCTTTGCTGGTGATATGATGCATTTTGAATACAATCAGCATTCATATTCCTCACGAATTGTCTTTGGATCGAAACCAGGTTAAGGAACTTCGATATACTTAGAAGTAGATAAAGTATAAATAGTATTTACAATATAAACGGATCGATTGAGTAGGGATTAGCCAGACTTGAAAGATCCTCACTAACTAAAGGTTAGTGATTAATTTTCGCTCTTTGATATAAAATGCAACCGGACTCATGAAGAGTGGCGATGCTCTCGATTTAGATTAAGTTCTAGTCTTCGGACTGTCGAGGTCGTATGCCTGTTAAAGCTCTTTAAATTTTTAAATCGCGGGTCAATCAGTAGCAGTGCTGGATCTGTCTCATAAGCAGAAATAGTTTCGGTGCAATTCCGAAACCCGCAACTTTTTTCGCGTGATTAGTTTAATGGTAAAACTCCTTCTTTCCAAGTAGGTGTCAAGAGTTCGATTCTCTTATTACGCTCCAATTTTCAATGTATAGTGTAGTGGTAGCACACCCCAAGCAAAGGGTTTCTTGTCCGATAGGATAGGCAAACATGCCGAAGCGACAGTTCGATTCTGTCTACATTGACCATTTTTTGCAATGCCAATCGGTGAGTTAGGAGTATAGCAATATACTTACAGGCTTGAGATTCCGTGTGGGTTAATAACCATACATTGTAAATATAAAAAGCCTATCAAGGTCTGAGTGAACCAGTCTGACAAATCACTTATTGAGAGTTTCGAGCTTCTCTCACTGCTTAAAAAGCCATACGGAGGTTACGGGCTTCCTCCACAATTTTTATCTGTCGAGAATATCTACACACAGCTGTGAAGACCTATGCCGAAGATCCGTCTGAGGAAACGAAAGTTTCTACAAAGTGGCCCTTCCGTGACTCGGCGAAGATGCTTTCCTATGCGCGAGGGGTATAGGACTCTAAGGTCTGGCAGATAAAACCTTTCTTATAAATACCTCCTTGATATCAACGAGCTTTATTATAAAATAACTCATATGACAAAGACAACAGAACAACTAATTCAACTTGCAGGTACCTTCTCAGTAGATGATGAGAAGTTTATTAATGGTAATGCATCTGCTTCAACACGTGCACGTAAGGTTCTTCAGGAAATCATCGCTGTTGCTAAAGCTCGCCGCAATGAGATTACTGCTGAGAAGAATGCACGCCGAGACGCTAAGGCTTCCGCTTAAGGAACTTCGATATACTTAGGTAAGACCTGAGCATGTCTTTAAAAGGTTCGAATAATTTTCTATATACCCTTGTAGCTCAGCTGGTTAGAGCATTCGACTCATAATCGACAGGTCCTTGGTTCAAGCCCAAGCGGGGGTACCAAATTTATAAAAGGGAGTGTAGCTCAGCTGGATAGAGCAAAGGATTTCTACTCCTTAGGTCGGGGATTCGAATTCCTCCACTCTCACCATATATACTAAATATCAACATGAAACTATTATCCTTACTTGCATCACTAGCATTGTGTTCTTGCGTCATAACACCAACAGGTAATGTATATATTGACCCGGCTTATATTGAGCCCATAGAATATCCGTGTGTTAATTATTACAGATTTTACCCAAGGTATTCCTATCCTTACGAATACTATTCAAGGCCGTTGAATTATTATTACTCTCTTAGGAGAAGTCCTTATTGGTAATATTTTTGGCTCGTAACTTAGTTGAAAGGAACATCCTTATAATCAAGGTATGACGGAAGTAGAGATTTATTTAAATATTGATAATACAAAATTATTTTCTGAAGAACGCGACGCGCATCGTACATTTGCGTTATGGTATTGGACGGAGTGTCAGGGTGAAGCTGCAGCAGAAGAAGCCTTTCATATCTCCAATGCACCAGAGTCATTATTAAGTCAATCGCAGCTTGAAATACTTAGCACACGATGGAAATCACATCGCGCTCTTTCTGTAGGGGATGCTGTTTTAGTTAGAACTAAAGGGTATGGCTCTTACATGGATAAGCAATTTTTATGCTGTGGTTGCGGCTGGAAAGAGATTTAATTTTCTGCTTGCATTAACAGTTACAGTGTTTACATTATTCTTATATGAAGAAACTAAACACACTGTTTACAATCGTAGCTCTAGCTACACTCGCTAATGTACAAGTCGTTACGGCTGGTTCACCTCAACTAACTCCAAGCCCATCACCTACAATTGATGCAAGCGTTGAAGTTGGTTATAGTTCAACTAACATGTGGCGTGGTCAAGACATTGGTCAGAATGAAGCGTCTGCTGTTGTTACTGGTTCAATCGTTCTACCTGCTGATATTAACCTTAGTTTGATTGCTGATTATAGTAATTCGCAATCCATTGAGGATAATCAAGGTGATCTGTCTGCTGTCTTTTCTAAAGACATCGCCGACTTTCGCTTCTCGGCAAGCTATACCTGGTTTAGCTCTGGCTTCGTCACCAACACTGGCGGTGCAGCTCAGGAGGTTGGCCTTGGCGTTTCGAGAGCTGTTGGTCCTGTTGATCTATCCCTTACACAGTATATCGCTGTTGAAGGAGACAACAATAGCTACGGTGAATTCAGCGTCGATTATAAAAACAGCTTCGGTCTGCCCTTTACCCTTGATCTGAATACAGCTCTTGGTTATATCGTAGAACAAGGAGAGGCTACTTATGTAGAGACAACCCTGTCTACTGAAATCGATACTACATTCTGCGGCATTGTTGCTGTACCGTTTGTGGCATACTCAATCTCACTGAGCGATTTTCAAGGCGCTAACGGCAATACAGAGAACGAATTCTTTGGCGGCATCGCCTTCAAGCGTGCGTTCTAATACGTAACGTTAATATTAACAATTACAAGACCCTCACTTGGCTAACGCTAGGTGAGGGTCTATAGTTTTAGTAATCAGTTTAGTTGTTTACCTATTAGACTAAATATAGATATGGCACGCAAAATCACGTCACTAACAGCAGCAACTAACCTAAGAGCTACAGACGTATTACAACTAGTTGACATTGCAGATACAACTATGTCTACAAGTGGTACTAATAAAAAAATAACAATAGCGAATTTTGCTGCATCTATTATATCTCAAATTCCTGCAGTTGCAGAATCACAGATTACAACAGAGAAAATTGCTTTAAGTGCTATAACAACAGAGAAAATTGCTTTAAGTGCTGTCACAACTAATAGAATTAACAACCTCGCTGTTACAGCGGATAAGCTCGCTGTTGATTCTGTTACAACAGTAAAAATTGTAAATCAAGCTGTTAATTCAGATAAGCTTGCTGTAGACTCTGTCATAACACCAAAGATTTACAGTCAGGCTGTTACAACAGAGAAGATTGCTTTAAGTGCAGTAACAACCGCAGTAATTAACAATAAAGCTATTACAACTGATAAGATAGCTTTAAGCGCTATTACAACTGATAGAATAGCTCTAACCGCTATCACAACTGATAAGATAGCCTTAAGCGCTGTTACAACTGACAGGATTAACAACCAATCTGTCACGCTAGCAAAACTAGCTCCAAACATACTTAATGATGCACTTGCTGGGCTTACAATAACAACAGACAAAATCTCATTAAGTGCAGTGACGACCGAGGTAATTAACAATAAGGCGATCACAACAGCTAAGCTTGCTTTAACTGCGGTAACAACCGATAGAATAGCCTTAAGCGCTGTTACAACTGATAGGATTAACAACCAAGCTATTACTCAAGTTAAACTCGCCCCTAACGTCGTTGGTCAAGGACCATTGTTTAAGGTTACAATTGTACCCACGACGACAACAACCATTGTGCCTAATGGGAATATTGATGAAAGACTTACAAACTTTACGGTGATGTATGATACAAATAGTGGAGTTTCAGCCGGTGAGTATACAATACCTATAACGGGATACTATTTATTTCTATCAACGATTTACAATAGCGTCGCCGGAGTCGCCAACATAAATCCAAGGATTAAGCAAAATGGAGTTAGTATGATAGAAGGAAATCAAATGGGCGCGGCTACAGTTAGAAGCACTTGTCAAACTATTCTTTCATGTACAGCGGGAGATAAAATGCAAATTTGGGTCATAGCAAGTAATAATGTTACGGTAACCGGATTCTTCGAGGGAGCGATGATTAGAAGTCTTCCTTAAAATACGACTATAAAAAACAATAGTACTTAGATTTTCTTATTAAAAATAGTTGAAAAATACATTTGATAATATAAATTCGTATATATGTCAAAAATATTAGGAATCGACCTAGGAACTACTAACTCGTGCATGGCCATCATGGATGGTAAAGATGCGAACATTCTTGAAAACGCAGAAGGCGCACGCACTACTCCATCAGTAGTAGCGTTCGCTAAGAACGGTGAACGCCTTGTAGGCCAAGCCGCTAAGCGTCAAGCAGTAACCAATCCAAAAAATACAATTAGCTCTGCAAAGCGACTTATTGGTCGCAAATTCTCCGAGCTTAAGGACGCTGATAAGCGCGTACCTTATACTATCGTAGAAGCAGCTAACGGTGATGCACATATTGAAGTTGAAGTTGAAGGTCAAAAGAAAGTATACTCACCACAAGAAATTGCTGCAATGCTTCTAAGTAAACTAAAAGCAGATGCAGAAGCAAAGATCGGAGAGAAAATTACTAAAGCAGTCATCACTGTACCAGCTTACTTTAATGATTCACAACGCAGCGCTACTAAAGCAGCGGGAGAAATTGCCGGTCTTGAAGTGTTACGTATCATTAACGAACCAACTGCAGCTGCTTTGGCTTACGGTTTAGATAAGAAGGCAGACGGTAAGATCGCTGTCTATGACTTAGGTGGCGGTACCTTCGACATCTCAGTACTCGAAATCGGTGATGGAGTATTTGAAGTTCTATCTACAAACGGTGATACCTCACTAGGTGGCGATGATTGGGATAATGCTTTAATTGAATGGATTGTAGGAGAGTTTAAGAAGGATCAAGGCATTGATCTATCTAATCAGCCCGACGCGTTGCAACGAATCAAAGAGGAGTCTGAGAAGGCTAAGATTGCTCTATCATCAGCACAGACTTATGATATTTCAATTCCGTTTGTTACGGCTGATGCTACAGGTCCTAAGCATATCTCCCTCACAATGACGAGATCACAGCTCGAACAGCTAACTGACTCATTGTTTACTCGCACTAAAAAGCCTGTTAAAGAATGTTTAAAGGATGGTGGTATTAAAGGTGCTGTAGAACTTGTCTTGGTAGGGGGTATGACGCGTATGCCTAAGGTTGTTGAAACCGCTGCTGCATTAGCAGGTAAAGCACCAAACCAAGGTGTTAATCCTGATGAGGTTGTTGCGTTAGGTGCTGCTATTCAAGGCGGTGTGTTAGCAGGAGATGTAACAGATGTACTACTACTTGATGTTACTCCTCTCTCACTCTCAATTGAAACAATGGGCGGCATCGCTACTAACATTATCGAACGTAATACAACTATACCTGCTAAGAAAAGTCAAACGTTCTCTACAGCAGCTGATAATCAGCCCGCTGTAGATATTCAAATCTGTCAAGGTGAGCGTAAGATGTTTAGTGATAATAAATTACTAGGTCAATTTAAACTAGACGGTATTGCACCTGCGCGTAGAGGTGAACCTCAAATTGAAGTAACCTTCGATATTGATGCAAACGGTATCCTGCATGTGTCTGCTAAAGATAAGCAGTCCGGCAAGGAGCAGAAAATTTCAATTGAAGGATCGTCTGGACTATCAAAAGAAGAGATTGAGCAGGCAAAAGCTGACGCAGAGCTGCACGCTGATGCTGATAAGCTGCGCGTAGATATGATCGATCAACGCAATCAGTGTAGTTCACTTGTGTTTAATGTTGAAGGTCAGGTAAGAGAGCTGGGAGAGAATATCCCGAGTGAGCTTAAAGAGACAGTAACAGAAAAGATTGCTGCTTGTAACCTAGCTTTAGCTGGTGAAGATATTGATGCGCTTAAGGCTGCTCAAGGTGAACTTGAAGCATTGCTTATGCAATTAGCGCAAGCAATGCCTAAGCCAGTAGATGAATCACAAGCTGATAAAGATGGTGTGTTCGATGCTGAAGTGGTTGAGGAAACTGCCGCATAACAAGTAAGTACTAACTTACCCCTACTTGGTTTTCCAGGTAGGGGTTTTTTGGGAACTTCAATATAATAAAGTATGTTTGTAAAACAAGTTATTAAGCCAGATCCAATCTCACTGCTGAAGCATAAAGACGTCTCGTCAGTCATCTTCAAGCCAGTGGAGCGTGAGAATATCTACCTGCGGTCACCAACATATCGTAAGCGTAAGTCAATCTCATTAAAAGGAATGACAGATAGTGAATGCTATTAAGGGAACTCTAATATAATAATAATATGATTTACTACTGCCACACAGAGCCTGAATACGCTGAGAACGATCATCCAATCGGCACCAGGACGGTACGCCTTACGCGTGAGGAGGTACTGGAGCGCTTCTTCACTCGATGGTCTCGTACTCACATAACCGATGCCCGTCAGGGATGCGCTCAGCGGTTAATTGCTGAGCGTGCATGCATCCACGATTGGATGATCATCCAGGAAGGCTGGATTGAGAAGGTCAAATCATCTGAGAATATCTCTTGATTTGTATAGGATAGATCATATAATGATAATATAATTTATGAAGAAAACAAACGAAACATGGAGCGAGTATCTCGCAAATCGCAATGCAACTAAGAACCCTAAGAACTTCAACGTTACCTTTCTGCGGCAGCCGAATGGTGAGTTTGAGATCCAAGGCCATAGTGCGTTGATGGAGACTAAGACAGGTGGATCGTCTGAGTGGGTCCGAGTCGCACCACGCGACCTGGCACGTGCGCTCAAGATGAATGGCATTACTACTAAGTAATATACTGATTGCATAACTAAATAAAACGCCCGGTACTTAGTACCGGGCGTTTTATTTTCTCTACAAATAATTACGACAAAGGAACTTACTTACAATCATAATATGACAATTGATATCAACCAACCGCTCGAAGGCCTCTACATTAAGTTTAACACGCAGGATGCATTTAATACAGCATATACATGCTTAGAAGGCAATGCATTCAAGTTCAACACCTATAGAGACTTTATGACACTGAAACTCTTTACTATCGAGCAGCTTGAAAAAGCTATTCTTCATATGTTCTCATGTGGAGTAACTGAAGGTATTAATTATAATCAACAGCCTTACCTATAAATATATCTATATGCAATTCATTGGACTTTTTGAAAAAATTATAGATACAGTAGATGATTTCCTTGAATTTATAAAGAAGCGGGCTTCTGGAGCTGCTAAGATACAAGCAGCCGCAGAAAAGAAAGGTGGTTACGCTACATTAACAGCTTTCCACTTTGCTGGTAAGGTTAAGCCTTACGCCAATGGACTTAAATGGTATAAGAGAGAGGATAGGGAGGATAAATTTAAAGCTGAATACCTTATAAGCTATAAGAAGTTAAAAGATATTGACTCCCTCTCACAGAGACAGTTTCAGTTTATCTCTGGAACACTTGAGGCATATGGTGAGCAGTATATCCGTAGTGTTAAGCCGAATAGTTTTAAGCTTTAAGTTTATAGAGTATTTACTCACGAGGCATAAATAGATATATCATGTCAACTGACTACTATTTACAATTTTTAGAGAAAAATAACAAAGGTCAACGAGTATCATTACTAACTGAGGCTCCCTTTGACTATGAGGATTCAGATGAAGGTCTACTACCTTCATCTATGGAAAATATACCGTTTAGATCTACAGTTGATAAGACAGCAATCAGAGGCGGGATGGAATTACCCGTTATGGATATACCTTCTTTAAGAGAATATCTCTTTAAAAATTCTAACGGTTATGATAACGATCTTAATCATTCTATTTGTGTATTAGGTGATCCCGGGATGGGTAAATCCGCTATTATACTTGATACTGCTAAACATATTTGTCAATCAAGGTATAACGGCACAAGGGAATTTATCGAGCTTGTAAAATTAGGCTCAAATGAGGATAAATTTACCGAAGTTTACGAAAACCCCGATAAGTATTATATTTTTATTGATGTTCGTATGACAGCTTACGAAAAATATGAACTAAAAGGCACGCCATTTAAATCTCAAACAAAAAAAGATACAATGGACTCTTTATTTGAAACCTGGATGGTAGTTTTATTCTTGCCTAATGCTGCAGGTATGTTATTCTTAGATGAGATCAACCAAGCTGAGACCGGTACACAGACAGCTCTATACGGACTTCTTCATAAGGATGAGAGAATGATCTCTGGACGAAGAATAGCTAACAAAGAAGCTTGGACAGTTCATGGTGCTGGTAATCTTCCTGAAAGTGGTTTAGGAGTAGAGAAGATGTTAGATGCTCTACGGGACCGCTTTAAATCGGTATGGCTTGAAATAGATTTCAAAAGCTGGAAAGAATGGGCTGATACTGTAAAAGTTACCAAGAGAGATGGTACTGAACACTCTCTGATTCATCCACTTGTAATGGGATTCTTAAAGCAAATGAAAGAAGCTCAGTCTGAAGAGGAATTTAAAACCACATTCATTAAACAGGGAGGTAACAAAAAATCAATCGGCCATAATGCCCCGAATCCGAGAAACTTCGTTGCTCTCTCTGAATTTATATACACGCAAGATTTTATAACTAATGCGGCAAATAAGCGATTAACAGGTGAAATTGCTGAATTAACATCAAACTATGAGACGCTTATTGATGGTACACCGGAGAAGGCTCGTGCGAATGCGCAACTTCAAAGTAAAAAGAGTGAATTAGACAAGATACTCGCTGAGACATATTTAAAGGATATAATACAAGACACACAAGCTAAAATTAACTCGAAGTGGGCCAGTCGATTTAAAGAATACATAATGAGTATAAATAATAACATTAAGGGTATCTTTAAGTTTAGTAGTGATTCTGAAGCTAGGGATTCAATTATACAAAAGCTGACTTACGCTTCAAAAACTTCTACTGGGAAAAGTAAGGGTGGTACAGCGCAGCAGGTGACTAGCGGTATGGGTCAACTTAAAAATCTATTTCAATCAATCATGAGACAGTTTATTACAAACTGTGGGTTAGGTGATTATGTTACTGGTAAGGTACCAATCCCGCACCCTCATGGTAATGAGAAAAAGTATAAAGAGTTTGCTGATAGCATACCTGTTAGTTTTAATAAAGATATTGATAATGAATTTAAAACTATCTCAAGAATTTATAGTATTATAAATACACAGATAGCGGAAAATGCTAGAGATCTTGCGGCAGTAACATATAGCTATCTTGCAAATGCTAAGCATAATGATATAGAGCTATTTCCTTTATTCAAGCTCGCTCTAGATAAGAATCTCACTCCAGCACAACAACAGAAAATCAAAGATGATAGAGGCAAAGATATTGAATTTAGCCAGCAAGAAATGAAAGACGCTATGGCGTCGCTGCAACGTAAGCTGAGCGAACATTTTAATGACGATAACGAGGAAGAAGAAGGAGCTTCATCAGAAGACGAGGAAGAAGAAGGAGCTTCATTAGAAGAAATTAACATTTTAGTTCAACAGAGTCTTAAGTTTTTAACTCATCCATAATATATGCTTAAGTTTAATAATCAATATAACCTTCTTATAAATGAGCTTTATAAGAGACCATTACCGAGTAAGCAAGTCATTACCCGTCGTTATAAACAAGCTATTAATGAGAGCAATACACCTGGACATTCTGATTATAATCCAACCGTTGTACAATCTTTAATAGCAGCACTCAGAGATCATATGGATAACACTCATCCATACTTTGGATTTCTCCTTAGACAAATGAGTATTCAAATAACTTTTGATGTACCTACTATGGCCGTAGATGATAAACGTAATCTTTATATTAACCCTGATTTTATGCTCGAGATTGGTAAAGGTAGTGTACAACTGAGTGACAAGGGCTTTAAAATACTTGACCAAAATAATCCAATAGCGTTTGTTCTCGCGCATGAAGTTTATCATATTTTTAATCAAACGTTTGATCGTAAGCGAGGACGACAAGCTATAGTACTCTTTGACCATGACAAGCGACCAATCCGGCTTTGGAATATCGCTACAGATTATGAGATGAATTATCATTTAGAGCATACATATGGTCTCAAACCGCCCGAGGACGGTATGTTATGTGGTGCAGATGGTCTTACACAGTTTCCGGTATTCTTCACTGGGAAGAGGTATATGGTGAAGGGCAGCTCTGCAGAAAGATTATATACTCTAATGTTAAAAGATGCTCGTGAGATAGAAAGAATACAGAAAGAGAATCCGACACTTACCCCTAATTTATTAGCACCTGCAGATTATAAGTTTAAAGTAGGTGATAAGCTTATGATTAAAGGCTCTGATCCTCCTGATTGGCAAGAAGTTGTAAGTATCTTACCAAACGGAGATTATGAAACAAAACCTGTTATTCAAGTCCCTGTATTTCCCATACCTATAGAGGTAATTAAATATTAATGAATTATGAAGAAGTTTAAGTTTATAATAGAAGGTGTTGTAGGTCCAGGTGGTGGGGTACCAAGCGGGGGCGGTGGCGGTGGCAGCGGTACTCCGGGCGACGGTCCTCCAGGAGGAGGTAAAGGTCCTCCAGGTACTCCAGGAGGAGGTAAAGGTCCTCCAGGTACTCCAGGAGGAGGTAAAGGTCCTCCAGGTACTCCAGGAGGTATTATACCCGTTAATGATATGCATGAAGGTGATGGAGCTGAAGGTCTACCTGGTTCTGATGTACCCAATGATGGAAATAATGAAGATCAGGAAAGTGAAGTAGAAATTATACGTAAAGCTCATAAACACGCTGAACAGGTTAGAGCTCAGAGAGAAAACGCTAAGGCTAAAACTATTTTAGACGATATAGAAATACCTGAAGCAGATTGGCGCTATATTCTTCAAGGCATGCTTGGAGCATTCAAACCAAAAGGTGGTCGAGATCACTCGAAGAGTCATAGAGCTAGTTTAAATCGTATAGAGCAGGGAAGTTCAGGTGTACCAGGAAAGGTTCCAGGCAAGCCTACCTTAGGTAATCTTGCTATATGTATAGATACTTCTGGTTCTATTACTGCTGGTAATCCTCCAATGCTAGAAACGTTTATGGGTGCTGTCTTTAGCATCGCTGAAGAACATCGAAGTAGTCTAGGTGTCATTCGTATTATTTTTTACAGTGGTAATGTCTGGCATTATATCGATTTTACTCCATCTGAAGGCAATAAAGATCCCTATGCAATGATTGATATTATTAGACCGACTATAGAAACAGGCTTCTCTGGTGGTAACGACTGGGGAACAACAATGAAATGCATATTTGAGAAAGGCTTTAGAGATACAATTACTGGTGAACGCGTTGATTTTGATGATACTGATATGCCTATGGATAGATTTCACGGATTTATATTCCTTACAGATTGTATAGAGGCTGACTTTAAAAAGTCCTACCTGCCAGAGGTAAAAACTGTATTCTTAATACCGACAGGCGGAACAGATCGTAGTAGTAGTTTACCGTTTGTTAAATGGGCATTAGATAATGGATCAGATGTAGAATTTAACGCTATTAATCTTGATAAATAATAAACAGACTATATAAATATAAACATATGAGAAAATCAGACATCCAATCCCTAGGCGACATTGCTCGTCTTATCCTAGAAGGTACTGCAGATGCAGAGAATCTTAATAATTCCGCCAGTCACCTTTATAACCAAAAAGGTCAAAATCTTAGACTAAATGATTTTAAAGATGGTTCAAAAAATATTGTTATGTTTTATACAAAGAAGATAAGTGATACAGAAAATGATGTTCTTCATAACGCAGCAGGACCTGCTATTGTTTTTGCTAATGAACAAGGTGAGTATGATCAGGAGGATCCTAAGTTAGCTTTTTACTTCCTCGATGATGTGAAGATCGATCACAACAGTAAACAATGGACAGATGCTTTTAAAGCATCCGCTGGCAAAACCATGGCAGATATTGAAGTAAAGGATAAAGGTGTAGCAGAAATTGATTTTGATAACATGTAAAGAAAATTAAAGTAAAAACTCCTGTAGATTTAATCTACAGGAGTTTTTTTTGTTTTAAACAGTTGACTCTGCTACATTTGATACTAATATTAAGTATGATTACAGCGCAAGAAGCAAGAGACATCGCTAACAAGATTACAACACTTGAGAGTCAGAACCAACTTAAAGCTCTGGATGGGGATATTTGGGGCGCAGCTGTTTTGGGAAAATTCTCTATTAATATTACGCGAACTAGTCTTTCGCCTTGCGTCGAAGAATTTCTTCAGCGTGCTGGTTATAAGTTTGAAGGCGGTAATGAGCTTGGTTCTTCGCGAACGATTTCCTGGTAAGGGAACTATCGTATAATTGCGATACAATGAATATATTTTGGAGAGCGTATTATAAAGTAAAACTTGGAAGTAATTACAAAGCTACTATTGATAATGCAAAAGCGATGAGAGCTTACATTAAACTCTCAGGTAGCGGGAGAGTTGCTAACTTTTACAACGTTAACGGTGAGCAGATTCGTGGCTGGTATAAAACTCCTTTTAAAGTAAACCTGCGGCACCCGCTCGAGAACTATTACAATAATAAGTAATAGTTTCAAGAGATTAGCAAAGGGAACACTCGTATAATTAGGAGAAGAGAAAATAAATTATGAACTTAAATTTAACTAAATCGTCGTTTAGAAAGGTATCAGATATTGAGATTCCAAGCTCATTCTATTGCCGAATGAAAACTGGAATTGAAGAGTTTGATAATCTCTTCGGAGATGGAATTCTTCCTGGATGTGCAATGACGTTTACAGGAGCTGCAGGAGCGGGTAAGTCTACAGCGTTGCTTCAATTAACTGAAGCTCTCGCTAATAATGGCTATAGCGTAGGCTATGCGAGCGGTGAAGAGAGTATGCAGCAAGTTGCTTATACTTGCAAGCGATTGAACGTTCAGAATGTTCAAATTGCTAACGAGACTGATATTGATAGTCTTGCTGCTGCTATGGATGATCTCGATATTCTCGTTGTCGATTCTTTTCAAGCGCTTACTACTGAGCATAAGCTCAATCGCTCCGAGCTTGAACGCTATGCTGTTACGACTTTAATTAGCGCTGCTAAGCGTACGAATTGCGCTGTTGTCTTTGTAATGCACTTTACTAAGTCTGGTAATCAATTGAAAGGCAGTACTTTAGTGCCGCATAGTGTTGATGTTAACTTTATGATTACTCTAGATCCTGATGGCGACGAGACTCAACGCGTATTGAGCGTCTATAAGAATCGCTACGGGAGAATTGGAGATTATTCGGCTATTATGACTTCACGTGGTATTGAGGTTACAGGTAAAAAAGAAGTTGCGAGATCGCAGAGTAAGGGTGATCGTAAAGCTGAGATCGCTAACGCGATTCTTGAACTAGATCCGCCTAATATTACTAAGCAAGCAGTAATGCAGCAATTCAATCTCACACCTTCTCAAGCATACCTTGCATTAAAAGAGCTTCAAGATGCTGGTAAACTAAAACGCTACGGGCGAGGAGAGAACGCTGTCTTTAAAAAGACGTTATCAAATGCTATCTAAGCGTTAAATAACTTGTATACTCGTAGTTAACTTATTAACTTGCTAACTACCTCACCCAGTATATAATAACGTATGAATAAAGGCGCATTACAGTTGGAATTATTGACGATTAAGAAGAAGATTAAATTGCTGATGAACTTTAGAAACTACGGTGATGTGCTCGGTAAATCAAAAGAGGATGATAAAAAAGACTTAGCTGTCCTTGTGTTAAAGCAGAAGGAGCTAGTGAATTTAATCAAGAAGAAGACAGAAGACTTTAATAGTTAAAGGAACTCTGATATAATAAATGTATGATGAGTGTTATACAATTACAGGAAAAGCAAGATAAGCTGATACAGCAGAAGTGTGAGCTCCTTGAAAGATATACAGCATTGATTCAAGCATTTCAAGAGCAGTCCATGGCTCTCGTAGTTGATATTGAGTCTGCTAACAAGGATATATGCGGTCTTGATAGCGTTATCAAAGACGCTTGCGACAGAGAAGAAGCTCTGAGCCATTAAGGAACACTGATATAATCAGTTATGAGTCTAGAAAAAGCAATCAAGTACAACAAGGAGTATCGTAAGCCCTACCGCGGTGCGAAGGTTTTTGACTGCTCTTGCCGCAATCATGGCGGCTGCGGTTACTGCAACAACAACCGTACAATCTTTGATAAGAGAGCGCGTCAACGTCTCGAAGGCCAAGTAGACGAATGGTTTGGATATTGGAACCTTCCAGATCCTTATGATGCAAGCAGCGATGCATATGATGCTCGTCTAAAAGAGATTGGTATTGATCCTCGGGATTTTGAGACACGTAGAGAATTAGATGTTTAGTTAATAAATAATCTTACATGCGTGTTAACTTTATAGCAATTGATATGACTGAAGCTGACAGCTTCTACCGTTATCAAGATCCAACACGACTGGGTAGTAGTTCTATTAAAGGTCTGGAGGACCTAGAGGATGATTATTACAGTTGGATAAAGGAAAAAGACTTTGCGTGGTGTCCGAATTTTATCGGTGAGGAAGATCAGCATAGCTACATAATTGCTTTTTTTGAGAATCATCCGTTTTTTAATTGCACGCTTTTGCGTTATTCAGAATTAGTAACAGTATTAGATACGTATGATGCTGTCTTACCTGCTAGTAAAGTTGTAGAACCTTGGCTTGTAAAGCTTCTTTCTAATTATAAGCGACGTAAAAAGCGAAAGGAACTCTGATATAATAATATTATGACCTATGCAGTAACAGTTAATTCCGGACCCGAAGCTTTCACTATTTACTATGACGATTATGGCAATGCCGCAGAATGCGCTCTTGCTTATCGTCAGGATGGCTTTAGTGTTGAAGTATCAGAATTATAATCCAACAAAATATGTCGACAAGATCAACCATTACAATCAGCTCAAATAAAGAGTATAACGATTTCGGCTACAAGACAATCTATTGTCATTATGATGGATATCCATCAGGGGTAGGCGCTATGCTGTTAAAGCATTACGATACGGACGAGAAGGTCGAAGCTTTAATTGCTCTGGGTTCTCTAAGCTGTCTCAGAGAGCGTATCGCGCCAACTGCTGATGAGAATCATTCGTTTAAAGAGCCTATCAATGACGTCACGGTAGCATATCATCGCGACCGCGGCGAGTCAATGGTGATCTCTCATTATGATACGCTCAGCGATCTAACACAGGACCTAGAAGAGTATAATTACTTGTTCGAGGACGGTAGGTGGTATATAATTGAATCAGCAATAGAGTACAGGTTGCGACCTTTATTGGTTTGTTTAGAGTAAATATCTTACAGATGAGATATTCAGCTGTATATTTTGGCCGGCATGGGCCGATACAATTTAGGTCTGCGTTTTGCTATAGAGATGGGAATGATATGGTGTTAGCTGCAAGGAATGGCAGCTGGGATATTATTTCAACAGATGATGAAACCGGTATATTTCTTACAGAACATTGGATGGGTATACCTGAAACCCACCCGTATTATAATTATGGATTACTAGTGCTTAAAACAGCTGATTATATTAAAATCGGTACTGAAGAATTATTTCATGATGCAGTTAAAAAACTGCGTGTGACGATTAAAGCAAAATCTAAGCCCGTATGATCTGTCTGCATAGGAACTCTCTTATAATAAGAATATGCAGAAAGAACAAATATTAGCGGTTGATTTTATAATTCATAATGCAGTCAATGAGCTGTTTGAATGCGACTATCCAACAAAATCTGAGCTTGATGAAACTCTAGAGTATTTAAGACATCGAATCTCAGACCTTTGCGGAGAACTAAAAAGCTCTATCAAGGTAGGGTAATAGATTAAATCTTTATTGTTAGTATAAATAATATTATGCGCAAAACAGATCAGGTTTTAATGTGGGAAGCTTTTGAAGGTTCAATATCTCAAGGCGGGCCTCTCGGTGGTAGTTCGAAGTCGTCCTCTTCAGGTCAATCAAGTGGTAATGACTCAGAAGAGTCTGATGAACCAGGATTGATGGGCCTCTTAGCCCAGTTATTACAGGGTGTTGAAGATGGATCGATTGATGAAGGTGAAGCTTGCGAGCACCTTTCGATGATTCTTAGTGGTGAGGTAGAAGCGATGGAAGATGAATCTCCTGAAGAGCAAGACATGGAAGATGAGGAGTACGATGACGAAGAGGATGCTGAGAACGTTAGGCGTCCATCGGCTGGCAAATTCAAACGCCCGGCTGGTGTTAGAGGTTTAGGAAACAAAGATCTCAACGAACCGAAGAACAGTCCTAGACCTAAACCTGAAGGCGTTAGAGGTTTAGGAAACGAAGAGCTTAACAAACCGAGGAAAACTCCTAGGCTAGACGCTATGGGTCGCCCTCTTAAGGACACCCAACGTCGCATGTAATTCATAGGATGCTCTTGCATCTCCCTATTTGTAAGGACTCCTGTATGAGTTTAGCTCTGCAGGAGTCTTTGTCTATCTCCCAAGAGCTATTATAAATAGTAACCTATGTGTCTATTAAAGTATAAATATAAAAAGTATGAGATACAGCTATCTTGAGGTATATATAGAAGAGAGTCTAAATGATATTGAAATAGAACTCTACGACAAGATGGGTAATGAATGGATCTTTACGTCAGATGGGCTTGGATACTACGTACACCTAAAAGATGATCCTACATTACGTTTAGTAGATGTTAAGGTACCTGAGACACATCCATTATTTAACATTGGTGTTATAATAGATTGCGAGTTTAGTACACGAAAAAGGCTTTTTAGAAGGATTCATCTCTATGGAGCCAGGGAGTTTAGGAAGGTTGGTATACCCACAACTCTAGATGAAGCAGAGAAGTATGGTGAAGAAGGAACATTATGAGATACCATTTATACACTCTCAAGAATACTACAAAAGTAGTAGGCGAAGCACACGATACAGACGCATATAGATTTTGTTATAATACAAGAGGGAAAGCTATTGATGTCATCGAAGGAATATATGGTAAGCATATGAAAATGATTAACACCGGTCAACTAGGTCTAACAGTATATAAGACACCAGGAACTTTTGGGAAGTATTGCTTTATAGTAGATGAGAGACACCCTATATTCAATCTGTATATAGCAGCTCTAGGTCCAAACTTCCCCCGACAGTGGTCCCACCCTGAAATAACCTATTTAGTCCTTAAGAACTTAGTAAAAACCTTTTAAAAAAATGAGATATAGAGCTATACACTATTCAAAAAGAGAAGCAGCGCGCAATCATTCACCGCAGGTAGTGTTCCGCCCGTTTCAGAAAATCAATGGTGCTTTTAAAGAGCTTAACAGATCCGATCAACCAACGATGCTAATAAAAACGGACGAGGTCTCTGGTGTCTTTTTTTGCTTTGCAGTCGCTAATGGAAGAGACAGTCATAGGGATGAGTATCTAGTCATACCAGAGACACACCCACTGTTTAATTATTACACAGCCTTATATAGCACTGATCTATATAGCTTACGAGGGAAAGTACGAGCGTTCCTATTACCAGAAGCAATAAAACTCGCTGAGTTGTTTACTACAAATTAAAAGCATATGAGATACACAGTTATTACATTTGCTAAGGAAGGTTCTGTCTATAATAATACGAGCCCGTATACCTATAACTTTAATCCAGAGTATAATAAGCTCACCGCTATTACCGGAAACCCAAAGAGTTGGATGTTGGATTTAATTAAGCAAAAGGATGGAGTATACCTACTGGGCAGTACAAGCACGAACCTGAAATATGATATATTTCTTCTTATACCAGAGTCACACCCACTGTTCAGTGCAGTGTGTATCCTTAGATTTAATTTGTACAAGATAGATTCGTTCTTGAAGAATACATCAGAAGGCATAGTGAGAGAGTTAAATAATTAAAAGCGATATGAGATACTCATACATAGGATACCCTAATAATAAGGATCATCTATATATATCACCTGGATTATCTATAGTAAAAGATGATAGTATGAATCTATATTATTATAGTAAGAAGAGGACAAATAGCGATTATATTCCAGAGATTATTCGATTTCCTGTAAACTTTGTGAGTAAGGAAGGCATTGTACTGTCCTTTGCAGTTGCGCCCGAGTGTCATATGTTTCTCCCAGAGACACACGCGTTGTTTAACAGCTATGTGATACTTCAGGTAGAAAATGACCTTCCAATAAGTTTTAATGATATAATAATTGATATACTACATAAACTTTACCTAGGAGTGATGAAAGAGTGGCGCGCAAAACAAAAAAAATAACGATATGAGATACACAATAACACGTTACTTTAAATATTCAGGAGGTGGTTATATCGACCCATTATCTAGGGTATATACCTCACTTGAAGCAGCTGTAAAAGACCTACCATTCACATTTATTACAGGGCAGGTTAACAGTATCCAACTAATACCAACAACAGATGATAGCTTGAGTGTGTATGTGGGTAATCGTAGCTCAGATGATTTTGTAGTTCTTACCCGGGAAGATAACCCACTCTTTGGTTGTGGTTCTATTATGTATGGAATTTCACAAATTAACGACAAAAATGATATTAACGATGTTCATGGCGATATATTAAAAGTTCTTTTTAGAATGTTCGGTAACTATCTAAAGAGCGTAACCACTCAACCAGAATTATTTTAAAGTATATGAGATACAGCAGTATAAAATTTGTACCAGGGACGTTTGTAGCTACACCACTAGTATATGAAATAGGCATAAGCGATGGAGATGATATAGAGCTAACACACGGCGGCGACCTTTCATTGTTTGAACTGAGAAAGATAGAAGAGAATGGCATAAGATTTTATTCTATGATAGTACCAGGACTTAATGACCGCCCAATAGTTGATAAACTACTTATACCAGAGACACACCAGTACTTCAATGCGGGTATGTTCATAAAAAGATGTAGAGTATCTGAAGGTCATATTGAAGGAGGTTACCGTGTATCAGAGATACTATATGATTTATACGATAGCATACGCAAAACATTATAAAAGAAAGATGAATACAAATAATATGAAGACATTTTATGAAACATATAAGGTTTTACTTTTAGAACTTTCTTTTGATGAAGTAACAAAGTTAATGGATAGTGAAAAGTTTAAAGGAATATTCACAGATATAGAATATCTAGCGGTAAAGAATATAATAATGAGCATTATCCCTAATGATATTAGAGAAAAAGACAAGGCTAATGCTCTAAACTGGCTTATAAGTTCTATTAAAAACGAGAAGCAGAATAAGCAATACATAATAAGAGCAGGTGGTGCGACACTCTTATCGAACTATCACATGGAGTTAAGGAAATATCTAGAATTATTCTATCAAATAAAACAACAAAATCTTGCGGATAAGTTTTTAAAGTATAGTGCTATTGAAAGATATAAGACTTTTGAAGAATTTGTTGTAGATTTAATCGAGGCAGAAGGTCCTTACCAGCAGTATAACTCTCAAAAAATAGAAAGATCCACAAAAGGTGAAGGACAACTTCTTGTATATGAAAACGATATTTGGCAGGTGTATTTTCCTCAAACAAAAGGTGCTGCCTGCTCACTCGGTAAGGATACTGACTGGTGTACAGCTGCACCAGGATTAAATTATTATGAACATTATTCCAAATCAGGACAATTAATAATTTTTATAAGCAAAAAAGACCCCAGTATTAAGTATCAGCTTCACTACGCTGGTGAACAATATATGGATGAAGAGGATGTGAGTATTGGATGTAGAGTAGCTGTCCTTAATAAAATAATAGTAGACCATATTATGGGTAGTGAGTTTGAAAAATATCTTAGCGAAAAAGACCGAGAGAAGATATCAGACCTTAAAGCTACACCTCCGCGTAACATAAATGATAACTATTCACTTGTAGAGGGTGAGGTAGAAGACGATGAGGAAGGAGTTTTTCGTAGTAAAGAGATTGTTAATAACTTTACACTTAAATCAGAAAATCCTTATAGTCCTACATACTGCATACTCAAAACCTTCCATGATAATGGTATCAGTGGTACATACTATTATAAAGTGGATAGGGATCACCCTGACAACCCTGATAGGATCTGGCAAATTAATGTAGATTTTGATTTCGACGAAGGTAAAGAAACAATTGAAAAGTGCATGGTATTAAGATCCGACGGATTGGGTAATAAGTCTTATCCGGTAGGAAAGATGTCTGCTTTATCGAGGTTTATGACACTAGGCGTTAAATAAGATAAGATATGAGACTTATCTTGCCCAGAGGTATTTAAAAAAGTAAAAAAATACTTAAAATATTATCATAAAAAGGGTAAAAGTCACCTGTTAAGTAACACTAATAAAAAAAGTTATCTAATAAAAAAAGTTATCTAATACCACTGTCTATATAGATATATAGTAGTTAGAGCTTATGCTGCATAGGCCTGAAATACTAATATACCCCGTATTCTGTGGTTCTGCGCTCCGACGCCCAGGCAGAAACTGGTTTTCCCAGCTCGGCCACTCAGAACTTCTGAGACCCATTATCCCGGTGTTCCCTATAGCTCCAAACTCCTACGCCTAGGCGGAAACTGGTTTCCTCATTAGGGAACTCTGATATAAATATAGTGACACACATGAAGAAATCAACTCAATCCCACTCTAAGATTCAAGAAGAATACGATAAGACCGTGAATCATCTGCTGAACGAATACTCATTCAAGGGTCAGTTTAAAGACGATAGCGGCGGTGCTTATGTGCCTGAGCCTGGCAGCGTAGAAGAAGGAGTCTATAACACACTAAGGCAGAAGGGTGCCATCAGCGTAGATGCTTGGGATGCGTTCATCGATGAGAAATACGGTGATGATGCCGCGGATATCTCATATGATGAGTCGCTTGATATGATAGGTGAGCTGTTCGGAATGCAGCTTGATCTCATCGTCGATACTATCTGGTGGACAGAGTTCGAGGGTTAAGGGAACTCCGATACCATCAGGCATGCATTGGAAAACTAAAGAGAAACTCAAGCGCTCGGTCAATGAGAAGATCGCCGCATGCCCGTCCAATAAAGCCTTATCGGAACTTCTGACAGCAGAAGAGCGCCTAGTCTATGCTGCGCGATTCGCAGACCACTGGGCGCTCTCTGTTAGCCGCAGCCCAGTCGACTGGCTGATGGAGAGCCGCTAAGGGAACTCTGATATCATCAGGTATGAATAAATTCATGCCATATATTCCAGACTTCATCGAAATGGACGAAGAACCAGATCCATTTCTATTTGAAACACAAGAAGAATTAGTTAATCATCCATACATTAAAAAGTTCTTTGAAGATACAACTTCTCATATTTTTTATAGATTAGAAATAATGGTTCCTAATATCTTAATGGCTGTTTACGATGAAGGAGCTTTTTGGTTAGTTATTGGAAGTTTGAAAAGTATTGATGGAATTGATCTTCCTAAATTGATATTACCAAAACAACTTTAACGTACAGATTATGTCGTTAAAGAGCGGCGCTAAGGGAACTCTAATACAATATAAATATCCACGACTAATGAAGACTGCACTACATCGCTTAGCCCTGCGTATGGGCTGGTATAAGGACATCACTGGTGGTCTGCCCCTGAACATCTGTAAGACAGTGTTCGGCGTCTATTTCTTTGAAGGAGTATACACCGCTAGACCAATTGGAGAGCTAGTGGAAGAGCTCTACTCCTGGGGCTGGTCTGATGGAGAGAAGGCATGCCCATGCTTGCCCCTCAGCCAAACACCTCGAGGATGTCCCACTGAGCAGGAAGAGATGGTCTTCTTCTACGATCTAGAGCTCCCCACTGAGCAGGAAGAGCAGGCAGAGATGGTCTTCTCCGCGTAAGGGAACTTAGGTATAATACTGATATGTCATTAACTAATTATAGTATCGGGCCGATAGAGATCAAGCTAGAAAATGGAGATTATCTCTACACTGAGGTACGTCGTGAAGGCGATAAGCTCGTCACCGGAACATATACCAACAACTCATTCCTCAGAGACCGCTGGGAGGTTACCATCTCTGACTATGGCTCGCAGCAAGCAGCCATGGAAGAACTCTATGCCATCATTGATGAGTCTGTGATGTATGCCTAATATGGACATCTAATACACTAACGGTAATGAAACAATCAATATTCATACTAGAAGGCCTCGTTGATTACGAGGGAGGACAAGCAATAGGTGCATACAGCACCAAGGAAGCGGCTGAGTCTGCTCTTGATGCTTACAAGGCTGCAGTTGATACTTACGACAACGACCTTTTAAAGCGCGCGCCTTACAAAACCGGATTCGACGGCTATAGCATCGTTGAATTCATTCTTGATGCCGCTGCTGATGTAACTGGCCGAAGGGAACTCTATTATAATAAGATATGACCGAAATTAATCAACACACTGAAGAGATTTTTAAGACCTTTAAAGATGTGAAGGCAAAGTATGAAGTTGAAAAGGGATGGCATATGCCTTGGCACTTCTCCCAATCCGGACAATATGTCTGCTACCTGAAAGGTGATTTGGAATGTGGAAAGGATTGCGAAAGTTACGATCCTGTTACTGAAAAAGAAGTCTGGCATTATGTTGTCAGCAAACGCCGCTAAGGGAACTCTATTATAATAAGGCGTAATGAAACAATCAATCGATCAAATCAAAGCCATCATCGCTGCAATCAACCAAAACTGGGACTCGTTCTCTGACGAAGAGCAAGAGACTTGGGAGAACTTCATTGCTGGGCTTGATGAGCTCTTGTAAGGGAACTGCCGTATAATAAGGCGAAGAGAGAAGCTAAACTTAAAACCAAATTAATCAAATGACTAAAAGCAAATTCGTTACTATCGTTGCACCTGAACAAGTCCGCTCTGAGTTTACCTATGTGCGTCAAGACCTGATGACGACTGATAAGCAGTTGATGCAAGCTCTGTGGAACGTCGCAATGAAGTACACTGATGATCTACGCCAAGAGGTAGTAGAGCTCAAGATGGTAGCTGAGCACCTCAAGGAGGTAGGTAAGATTACTCGCGGTGAGATCGTTGAGGCGTTACCAGCTGCAGCTAAGGCTAAGGTAAAGAAGACAGCCGTGAAGAAAGAAGCTAAGCCTAAGCCAGTAAAGAAGGTAGTAGTGTTTGAAGGTAAAGAAGAACCGGAAACCTTTGTGGGGGAGGACGATGATGATATGGGCTGCCTAGTGATTGATGGTACGAAGTGATCGCCGAGGGCGAGCGTCTCTCTCTATGGTGCTGGAGAGAGACGCTCTATGGAGCCTCCAGCGCTCCGAATTGTGTATAATAGCGACGCCGGAGGGCGGGGTTTGAGCCCATGTCCAAAAATTTTTGTCAAAATTCTCGTGGTCTCTATATAGGGCTTTGTATAAATATACACACACAAAGATGAGATACAAAGGATACCTTATAGAGACATTTTTGCGCACCGGAACCGTTAGATTTAGATTAGGGTACGAGCCAATGCTGTTTAGGAATGGTAATAACTTCGTAAATAATTCTCGGACTGAATGGGGGTCCTCAGGTAGTATGATGCTTGAAGATCTACACGAAGTTGAAGATGGTATCTGGATGCATGCTGACCCTCCGTCAGCAGAGGAGATTGCTGGAACTAGGGGCTTAGCGGGCCGAGCACGGGAAACAGCTATCTTTTGTATACCAGAGACTCATCCTTTCTTTAATGTAGATCTTATTCTAGTTGGGTTGGATGAATTACGGGACATCGACGAAACGCTGCTCACTAAAGATATAATAAGAAATTTAGCAATAAAGTATCTCGAATCCATAAAGTCTTAAATACTAATAATGAGATACAAAGCATGCATTATACAGGGGTACAGGTCATTATATCCTGGTGGGTTGGTGTTAGCTAGACAAGGTAATGACTTTGTAGATATGAAGGAGCTCGCTGGTATTAGCAATAGAGATCATTTTGATTATAAAACAAGCAACGTTGTCATGAGTAACCTTAAGAATTGTGAAGAGCTTAACGATGGTGTCTATTTCCTCAAACATGAAGTAGGTGATATCTTTATTTTACCAGAGAGCCACCAATTTTTTACTACAGGTGTTATTATAAATGGATTGGATGCAGATCCTATTTATCTACAGGTTAGAGTAAAGGTTCTTGTAATTAAATATCTCAAATCCTTAAAGTCTTAAATTGTAATAATGAGATACAAAGCATATTTAATTCAAGTTGAACAGATAACTCACCAGACGGAGCTTGCGGGGTGTGGGGAGGTGTTTATAAAACAGGGTAACAACTTCCACTACCCGCAAAGCGATCAGCCGGCTTATAGATGGGGTATTAATCTTATTAATTGTACGGAGATTAAAAATGGTATATGGGTCCCTAGCGAACGCCGTTCAAATGGTGCTGTCTATATGGTACCAGAGAGTAACCCATTTTTTAATATAGATCGTCTTATCAGAGCAAACGATGAAATGTATCCTAATCATGTCATACACCGGACCCGTGAGATACAGCAACTAGCAATTGACAATTTTAAGCCCTAAAAAATTTTTTTTGCCAAAATTCTCGAGCTCTTTATAATGGGTCTCCTATAAATACACTTGTATATGATATCGTTTGCTAGGTTCTTTACTACAAGACAAATTCTCACAGAGGGGGGTAATGTTTTTGATGAGACTGGTCCGATTAAAAAGGAGCATATAAATCCAACTCTTCGAGAATTCTTTAAGCAGTTTGGAGGTGTGTTTCCTAAAGCACACCCACACTTTAAAGGTGTGCGCACACTTGGATCTGTCGGTAAAAAAGACTACTCAGGAGACATAGATCTTGCTCTATCAGAGGACTCTTTCAAAGATATTTCTGATTGGGGATTAGATGATAACAGAGTTCAAGACCTCTTTGTTGGTTTTAAGAAACGCTCAAAGACCGCTGTAGATACCCAGCTTCTTAAGCGAGCAGTTATTGTAGCAATTGCAGAAAAACTCCAAGCCTCTGATAAGCAGATTTTAGTAGACATTAAAGGTTCTTCCTCTGGTTCTCTCTTCTGTCAGTTTCCTCAATATGATGAACAGGGTAGGGAAGTAGGGCAGAATGTTCAGATTGATATCAATGTAGGTGATATAGATTGGTTATCGTTTGCCTACCACTCGGCAGTTTATAAAGGAAGTATTAAAGGGTTACACAGAACCCAGCTTATTGTAGCTCTTTTCTCTCACAAAGGATATACATTCTCCCACAACTATGGAATCAAAAATAAGGCAACTCAAGAGATTGCGGCATCGAGTCCTCCCCAGGCTATAAGTCTCCTTAATAGACTATATGGTTTAGATTTAACCACGGATACAGCTGGTGATTATTTTAAACTAATTGGAGCGCTTAAGAATAGCTTACCAGCCCGAGACCTACACGCTGTATATGATATATACTTAAAAATCCTCGATAGTACCCGAGCCGACATTCCTGAGGACCTTCAGCAATATTGGATCGATAACCAAGAACGCTTAGAACTCAAAGGCAAGTTTTTGCCAGATAATTCAAACTTAACCAAAAGATGAGATATAAACCGTATTTTGTGGAGGGGAGAACGATAAGTTGTGGTTCGATATTATATATCAGACACGGAAACAGCTTTGTAGACGTGGAGAACCCAAATAACATTGGACTTAAAAGAGCTAAGGAGGCTAAAGATGGTGTTTGGTTCATCGGTTCTCAGTACGGTGATACATATCTGGTACCAGAGGATAATGAATTCTTTAATTTTTACCCTCTTAAAAAAGAAATCTTTGATTATTCTGTTTATCGAACTGAACTAAACGCGGTCTTTGGGTTTGATGTATCTGGTAGAGTGTCAAATTTAATACTTAAATATTTCTTCTCCTTAAAGCTCTAATAACAATGAGATACAAATCATATTTTAAACATAAAGGAATGATGGATTATGATCAAACATTATATATCAGACACGGAAGCAACTTTGCAGGAGTGAACTACCCGGCTAACCTTGTACTTAAAGGATTTAAGGAGGCTAAAGATGGTGTTTGGTTCCTCGGTTCTATGTACGGTGATATATATATGGTACCAGAGGATAATAAATTCTTTAATTATTCTGCTATTAAAACAGAAATCTTTGATATTCCTGCTTATCAAACTCAAATAAACACGGCCCTCTCTCTAGATCTAGCACCCATACTGTCAAGTCTACTATTTAAATATCTGCAATCCCTAAAGCTATAAATACTAATATGATATCGTTTATCGAGTATTATGAGTTACTGGAAGCATTAGCTGATACCTCTATTATCATAGAGGCCACCCAATGCACTAAGGTAACCGGTCAGCAGTCCTCTAGTAGATCCGATAAGAAATATATGCGGTGTGTGAAGACAAAGACCGGTTATAAGCGAGTGCATTACGGAGACCCTAATCTACGTATTAAGAAGTCTAATCCAAAGCGCCGCAAGTCATTCAGAGCTAGACACAAGTGTTCTCAGAAGAAAGATAAGACATCGGCCGGTTACTGGTCGTGTAGAAATTGGTAATAAATAATATGAGATATAAAGCAATTGATTTTTCCTATAGGGTTTACGATGCTGCCTATGATACTAACGGTGACGAGATCCACGACGGCTCCGAAATAGATTTTATAGGCGCTCTTGCCGGTATACTTAAGAAGCCGCCTGGTAGGTTCATTTATGGTAGAGACGACATTATAATCTCTCCTAATTACTCTTATAATCTCCGACACCTATACTATGTTCAGTTAGGTAAAACTCAGTTCTATAACTATGTTACACGTAAGGATCAACCTACATCGAAAGAATATGGTGATCGATCCGTTAAACAAGATCTTCATTTCACCATGACACAGTTCTTTATAAAGGTAGTAGATGAAACAGATCCTTTGTTTAATATAGACTTAATGTATAATTGTGTTGATGATTATTTTATATCCTCAACTGAGTTTCACAATCTCGATACTAAGAGGCAACTACGTGATTTAATTATCACCCACGAACAATACAACTCGCTTGTAGCGAATGAAGACACTGATGATTTTGGGAGAGTAATGGCTACCGCTGGACCTAACGGGACGCCTTTTGAATTCGGGCGATAGTAAAAAGACCACACGAGACCAGTGAGACAAACGAGACCAACGAGACAAAGATGTGTGTGCCGGGCGTCCTTCGGACGCTTTTACTATAAATATACTTAACTGGTTATAAAAATGAGATATAGGCTATACTTTTTCGGCTATAATGATCAACAGCGATCTGTGCGTATGAACTATCCGGATATACCTGATGGCTTTTTCTATCTAACCGATGACGAATTTAAAATGGAGCCTGGTGCACCTCCGTATACTCCGATATATAGAGACAATCGCTACCGCTTATGGCGTGATGGTATTTACGAGTTGTTAGAATATCAACGGACGTTTTCTCGGAATGCTTTCTTTGTACCAGAGACACATCCATTCTTTAATATATATGTAGTAGATAGAGTTGTACTTGGAGAAGGTGGTACATATAACACACCTGTAAAGCCTATAATATCTAAAGACCACCCCGCTTGGAAGCAATTTAATAACTTGTTACGTAACTACTTTTAAAATGAGATACAAGAAATTTCAAATACAAGGCGCTGTTGATCTCGATGAAGTTGAGACACTACATATAGAAGACGTTAAGATAGTCGATGGTAGTATACTCAAGTATGACCGAGTACCAGAAAATGCTTTGAATAGCCACTGGAGTCCAGCAGGAACCGATGAGGATGATGATCTATCAAAATATGAATTTATTAGGGTTGCTCAATACCTATATAGGATGGTTGATGGTGGTAGCAATACAGATGCACAATACGGTAACGCAACACGGTACTATTACATACTACCTGAATCACACCCCAGCTTTAATTTTGATGTTCTAAACGCCGCCCGTAGGAAGGATGCCGAACTATATTATTTTATTACTGATGATAAAGAAGCTGCACGTGATATGACACGTACTATACTACACAAATGTCTTCCTGACTTTGTAAATTTAAATACATACGACAATGAGATATAAAATATTTGAAATTGAGGCTGATGTTGTTTCGCACGAAATGTATGGTGAGGATGGTGACTTACCGGAATTAGGAAATATTTATGTAGACGTTACCTATATGGGACCTACCCCTAATCCTAGGAGGTTCAAATTTGAAAGGGAGATAATGGTAGCGGAAGACCATCCTAATTTTAACTTTGATTTGTGGCACAGGTCAGATACTCTCGACGAAGAGGGTGATGAAGGAGAAAGTCGCGATTTCCGTCCTGGTACAGAGAGACTAAATAATTTTATACTTGAACATTTCCCCGCAATTCATGTATATTATAAAGATAACGAGATATTATAATATAATCTTAAAATTAAATCTTGTTCAGGAATCTTTCCGCTACTGTAGTAAAGCCTTTATGTAAAGGGGTGTTTACTGGTGCTAGTGAGTTAGTAAATGCATTTAATAACTCTTGTTGATAGCTATCAAGCTCTACTGGTATTTCGACCTGTACTGTAATATTCAGACTACCTCTATCGCTTGAATTAATCATTGGTGAACCTCTATGACTTAACTTAAACACAGAACCGCTTTGCGTACCAGTTGGTATTTTTATTACTACTCCTCCTTCAAACGTAGGCACGGTTAGTGTACCGCCTAGGGTAGCGGTTTTAATATCCAACAGTACATCGCAGAACAGCTCAGTTCCTTCTCTCCTAAAGACACTGTGTTGCACAATATTAGTGTGTATATAGAGGTCGCCACTTGGACTACCTCTTCTACCACTGTTACCATTGCCTTGCATACACATACGCGTATCTGCATCAACCCCTGCAGGTATATTCACCTGTATCTGAGTGTTACATTGTACACGGCCTTCACCGCTGCAAACGTTACATGGGTCTGTAATTATCTCACCCGCACCACGACATTCAGGGCATGTGGTTTGCTGGACAAACATACCAGACTGTTGAATAACAACACCGTTACCACTGCACGTCGTACAAGTCTGTAGGCCATTTGTCGACTGTGTACCGTTTGAACTACACGCCTCACAGCCAACGAACCGTGGAATGGTAATTTCTTTTGCAGTTGAGTGTATTACTTCTTCTAGATTAAGAGATATATCACAACGTATATCTTCACCCTTCTGCTGTCTAGGCCCAGCGTGACCGCCAAAGAAGCTACCAAATCCACCACCGAACATCTGAGCGAAAATATCTTGATGTGAGTGACTTTGCGGTCTACCTCCACCTACGAAGGCAGCGTGACCGTGTCTATCGTAAGCAGCTCGCTTATCTTGATCACTTAGAATCTCATATGCTTCACCTAACTCTTTGAATTTCTCTTCTGCAGCACTATCACCTTGATTTTTATCTGGGTGATGCTTAATAGCAAGTCGACGATATGCTTTTTTAATACCCTCTGCATCGACATTACGATCTACCTCTAGCACTACATAGTAATCACGCTTATCCGACATTTCTTATGTGTGCTTGTTTAAATTAATTAACTCTAGCTTCCTCTAGCTCAGCCGTTGTGACGTGTAGCTTACAATCACCATAGGTAAAAAACACCTTACCACCTTCAATCCGTGTAACAATAATGAAGTCATCTGCTGTTCCGCATTTTAAGTTAGAGAGCTCCTGTTTGAATATATTGTTGATATATACTTTGTCTGTCATAGATACTAATATATAGTGTATAAATCTAAAAAATCACTATTGAATTTGAATATTTTTTGCATTTTTTGCATTCTCTTTACACCCTCGTCAAATAGCTCCATATCTTTTATTTATGGTAGCTAAATATGATTCACATTATATAATATGGTATGAAATTCTTAGCACAAAAAAATAAAAAAATTAAACGTAAAGGCATTCACGCAAAAGCAAAAACGTCACACCTTAAGCAATCAAAAAATTACAAGAAAAAATACCGCGGTCAAGGACGATAACTAAAGTAAAATATTACTTATAGTAAATCTCACGCTCTAATAAACGGAACCGCTTATCTGAATGCCATATTTCATCTGTACTCGGTGTATATATACCGTCTTTAGTAATTACTGGCTTACTTTTTTCCAGTGATAGAATAGAAGGCTGATAGATGTTCAGCGTTTCTTTTTTCGTCGAGAAGTTCAGACCGCAAGAGGTCTGCATAATCACTATCAGCATTATTAGTCTTAGTGCGAAGAGATTCAATTTCATTTATAAGTTCTTTTTGTCTTGTTTTTGATGATCTGAGTATATCATAATAGAACGCCTTGTTCTTTAACTCTAAAAAAGCAGTTAAAGCTAACAGGGCGTTCTTGATGAGACCGATTATATCCATCGGTTGTAATATTTATTTCTTTCCTGCACCGGTGTCTTTAGCCTTACCGATGTTCAAAGCAAGAAGATCGATGAAGAAATATACTTTAGCGAGCGGGGTACCTGCTTTCGGGGTAGGTGTAGCAGCTGCTATTGCAGAAGCAAGCGTAACAACAGCTGATACGATTGTGAACCAAGGATAGTCTTTTATTAAGTTTAATATAATTTCCATAACATTTATATTTAGTCTACTACTGCTTAAATATAAATGTTATGAGCTCAACAGACCGCGAGATATTAGTCAAACAGGTTCAACGTGAACTTGGAATAGTAGAGGATGGTATTGATGGTATGCAGACATGGCTCGCTATAAGTAAGCGAATATGTCCTTTAGAAAAAGAGTTGCCTACATCTACTCTAAGTACAGTAAGTTTTAATCCTCTATCTGATCGCGCATTACAATTGATAATAGATTATGAAGTAGGTGGAGGTTCAGTTTATTATAATAAGCAACTAAAACACCCTTGTTGGCCTGGCGGAGCCTCAGGCGTAACAATAGGTATTGGATATGATTTAGGTTATAATACGACAGGTCAGTTTACCCGCGACTGGAAAGAATTGCTACCACCTACCGATTTTAACCGACTTACTACAGTACTTGGATACAAAAGTGAATCTGCTCGTAAGCAAGTCGCATCTGTAAAGAATATTGATATACCGTGGGAGAATGCTCTGATTGTCTTTAATAAAAATACTTTGCCTAGATTTATCGCTGAAACAATAAAGGCGTTTCCTGGAGCAGACAAGTTGCACCCTGATGCGTTTGGCGCTCTTGTGAGTGTTGTTTTTAATAGAGGTGCTTCAACCACCGGTCCGAGTAGGGTAGAAATGTTTAATATTCAAACAACTATAAAATCGGGCAGCAAAAATATATACCCATATATTGCACAGCAGATTCTTAGTATGAAGCGGTTGTGGGTAGGTAAGGGTTTAGATGGATTATTAAAGCGGCGTGATGAAGAAGCAGCGCTTGTCATGTCTTGCGTATAATATCTTTTTAAAAATATTAGTTGTTTATATAAATAATAAACTAAATACTGGTATGCTTAAACGACTATCTGAAAATGAAATCCAATTATGTGGCAAAGGTAACTGCTGCCCCATTATTACAAAACTCGACGATGATAACTACGAGGTTCTTGATGACTATGGTAATAAGATTATAGTTAAGAAAAGTGAACTTGAAATGGTATCCGACGCAGTTAAAAATCTAGATAAACCAAGAGACGAACAACTAATTTGTGGTTGATCTTATTTTATATACTATATCGTGTATAGGTTTAAGTTTTATACTAAAGTACGGTAGTATATTATCCGTTCCGCGTAATAGGCTGATAGCTTATCCTTTCTTTAAAGATCTTTTTTCGTGCTCTCTCTGTCTTGGATTTTGGTCGGGAGTTCTTACAGGTCTCCTCGGACCATATAATCCAGTAATTTTTGCGACATATGGTGCTGCGGTTTGCTGGTATGCAGATCACCTTTTAAGTCTTATTATTGCTAAGTCAGAGTAATTAATCACTCCGATTTTAAAAAGTTAAGTATATCGGTAAGATACTCACACGCATAAATCATACCTATCTCCGAAGCTTCAGCTAACTTTTTATTTACTTCATCTACGACAGCCTGTACTGATATCTGCCGATCTTTGACACGCTCATCTTCCTCTTCGCTAAAAGATCTAAAGCTATCGTTTGAATTAGTTAAATTTACACTCCAAGCAGTTCCTGCATTACCTGCTACTGTTGTAGGTATCATACCCTTTGTACCGTAAGAGTTTTTATCACCTATTGTATTATTTGGAATATAGCGTGTATCTGAATATCCTGACGCTAGATTGTTTTCATATAATGCCTCAAGCTCACTATAACCATATTTGCTCATCATTGTTATTTAGTAGATTAACTACAATATCAGCTTATAATATTAAATAATGAATAAAAAAGCTGTAAGTTATGAATATATGTCATTTATCATAGATTTACTGGCGCAGCGGGTTGGTTCAAACTACGATTATATTATCGGTATTGGTCGTGGAGGTCTTATACCTGCTACTATGCTAGCATATAAACTTAACAAAAAGGTATTGGTTTTTGGAATCAATACATATAATAATACTATACACACAGGCAAATGGACCATTTATCAGCCAGTGACACTACCAACAGCTCCTTCGAAATTTTTAGTAGTAGATGATATATGCGATACAGGTAATACGTTTAATATATTTAAAGGTATGTATAGTAATACTATTCACACCTTTGACTATGCTTCACTATTTGTTAAAGACAAATCATCTCATATGGTTAACTGTTATGGGTTTTCTGTACCTGAAGAAACGTGGTTAACATTTCCATGGGAAGAATCCTAAAAATAGCTTGTATCTACTCAACACTATTATATAATAATATATGTCTTCCCGTATTACTTGTCTACTATCCGGTAAAAGTTTTTTGTTTTCAAAAGTATATTTTGAAAAGCGTGCCGCAGAATATGGCGACGCTACCACCCTCTTAAAGTATTATGTTACAAAAAAGGTAAAGTCTTTAATTATAAGAGGTTATGATGTTAATGAAATACGGAATATTCTTGATATTCGTAATACAGATGTATTACCAGCTGATTCTCAAGAGGTTAAAGACGTTATTAATTATCATAAGCTTCAAGATACTAAGCTGCAGAAAAAGAAGACATATGGATTTAGTGAAGATAAGTCCGATGATGTTGTATCTATCTTCATAAATAATATTAAGAATTTAAATTATGACTAAAAAATTTATCGCACAAACAGGAAGTAATAATACAGTGAAAATATATGATGCTACTACAGGTAACTTGCACAGAATAATTAATGTCAGTGGTACTATTATATCACAACCAATTATATCAGAAAGTGAGTTATCTGTAATGGTTCAGACCGGTACAGTTAAAACTATAAAATTATATAATGTTTCTAGTGGTAGCCTTAAAACCAGTCTGCCGCTTCAATAATCCTACTGCATACTAACATATATGCCTAGTATTTTTGAAGAGCAGATTAGTCGCAAGCCAAATTTGTATCCATGGACTGAGCAGTTCATTGAAGCAATGCATAATGGTTTTTGGACCGATAAGGAGTTTAACTTTAAGTCTGATGTTCAGCAGTTTAAAGTTGAGCTGACTGATCAGGAAAGAGAAATCGTAGTTCGCACTCTCTCTGCCATTGGTCAGATTGAAGTAGCAGTTAAGACATTCTGGGCTAAGCTCGGTGAAAACTTACCACACCCAGCTCTATATGATCTCGGTATCGTTATGTCTAATACTGAGGTTATTCATAACAACGCTTATGAACGTTTGCTCTGTGTTCTCGAGTTAGAGGATATTTTTGAAGAGAACCTTAAGCTAGAATGGATACAGGGGAGAGTCAAGTATCTCCGTAAGTATACCCATAGGTTCTACAAGGACTCGAAGAAGCAATACCTCTACGCGTTGACGCTGTTTACTTTATTCGTGGAGAATGTTTCTCTGTTTTCACAGTTTTACGTTATCAATCATTTTGCTCGTTTTAAGAATGTCTTAAAGGATACTGATCAACAGGTTAAGTATACCCGTAATGAAGAAAACATTCACGCTCTTGTAGGTATTCAGATTATCAATACTATACGTGATGAACATCCTGAGCTGTTTGATGAGGAGTTAACGGATCGGATTGTAACTGCTGCTCACGAGGCATTTAAATCAGAAAGTAAAATTATTGATTGGATGATTAACGGTATAGATGAGCCAGGATTATCTGCTCCGATTCTTAAGGAATTTATTAAAAATCGCATTAACGAATCGCTTACACAAATTGGTCTTCCTAAGCCCTTTGAAGTAGATTCTACTATTCTTGAGTCTACAATGTGGTTCTCTGAAGACCTATTAGGAAATAGTATGACCGACTTTTTTCACTCACGTCCTGTTGAGTATTCTAAGAAGAGTCAATCATTCAGCGAAGACGATTTATTTTAATTTATATGAGTAAAGATATATACTGGCTTAATAAGGACTCTAGAAAATTTCTAGAGAGAGACTACCTGACGAAAGATGAGACACCTGAGCAACGCATTAGAGATATTGCTGATGCTGCTGAAAGATATCTGAGTATAGCCGGTTTTGCTGATAAGTTTGAATCGTATATGCATCGTGGTTTTTATTCTCTATCTACTCCTATCTGGAGTAACTTTGGTAGAGAGCGTGGTGCTCCTATTTCATGCTTCGGAAGTTATATTCCTGATGATATGAATAGTATTCTCTGTAAGTTAGGTGAGGTTGGTGCTATGTCTAAGATTGGCGGTGGTACCTCTGGTTACTTTGGCGCTATCAGACCTCGAGGTTCAGCTATTAGTTCCGGTGGTACAGCTACAGGTGTGCATCATCAGCTAACCGTATTTGATTCTCTTGTTAACTATGTATCTCAAGGTAATGTTCGTCGTGGTTCGTTTGCTGCTTATCTTCCTATTGATCACGGTGATATTGAAGAGTTTCTAGCTATTCGCGGTGAAGGTAATGATATTCAAGATTTGTCTATCGGAGTTACAATTACCGATGAGTGGATGGAGAGTATGTTAGAGGGTGATAAGTCTAAACGAAGGATTTGGGGTCTTGTTATTAAGAAGCGCTTTGAATCAGGCTACCCGTATATTTTCTTTACTGATAATGTTAATAATCAAGCTCCACAAGTCTATAAGGATAAAGGACTTAAGATTAATAATTCTAATCTTTGTACAGAGATATTCCTTTCCAATCAGGATGATGAATCGTTTGTTTGTGACCTTTCTTCTATTAATCTTGAACGTTGGGATGAACTCGAGACTACTGATGCAATTGAAACGCTTGTATACTTCTTAGATGCAGTAATGACTGAGTTTATTCATAAGACAGAAGGTGTGCCGTTTATGGAAGCGCCTAGAAAGTTCGCTATTAATCAACGAGCATTAGGAGTAGGTGTTTTAGGCTGGCATTCCTTTCTGCAATCAAAGCTTGTACCATTTGAATCAATAGAAGCAAAGATGCTCAACAATGATATCTGGCATACTATTAGACACAGAGCAGATCTAGCTACTACAGAGCTTGCAACCATATTCGGAGAGCCTCCTTTACTTGAAGGTTATAAAAGACGTAATACAACTACGCTTGCAATTGCTCCTACTACCTCGAGTTCGTTTATTTTAGGTCAAGTATCTCCATCTATTGAACCACACAATAGTAATTACTTTGTGAAGGATCTTGCTAAAGGTAAGTTCACTTATAAAAACCCTTACTTAGCCAAGGTGTTGAAGTTGAAGGATAAAGATAGTCTTGATGTGTGGAAGGATATTCTTTCCCATGGTGGTTCTGTCCAGCACATAAAATTTCTTACTCGTGAAGAAAAGGATGTGTTTAAAACTTTTGGTGAGATCTCACAAAAAGAGATTATCATACAAGCTGCACAAAGGCAGAAGTTTATTGATCAAGGACAATCAATTAATCTGATGATCCCCCCTAATGCAAAACCAAAAGAAGTAAGCGAGTTGCTTATATATGCTTGGAGAGAGGGCATCAAGTCATTATATTATCAACGTTCTGCGAATCCTTCGCAAGAGCTTGCTAGAAATATTTTGAATTGTGCAAACTGTGAATCGTAATTAAATCTTATGAAATGGAAATATAACCTAAATGGTAACGAGGAAGCTGAATTAGATGCAGAAAATAAAAATCAGCAGATCTTTATTAATACAGCTGCATCTGGCGGAGCTGTAAATAGTAATATACGGGTAGTAGAAAATTGTATTTTCTTTTATTCAGATATAACAGAGCAATCTGCTCTCGATCTTAATACTATACTCTACGAACTTGATATTAAGCTTAAAAATACACTCAATTTTCTTGGGCCTGATTTTACACCACACATTAAGCTAAGAATTAATTCATATGGCGGCTCTGTATTTGCAGGTATGGCTATCTTAGATGCAATTAGAAGTCTTAGTTGTGATGTACATACTTATATCGATGGAGCTGCCGCCTCAGCTGCAACAATTATTTCTGTAGCAGGTAAGAAGCGGTTTATAGGTAAAAATTCAATGATGCTAATTCATCAACTATCATCTGGCGTCTACGGTAAGTTTTCTGAAATGGAAGATGAGATGGAAAGCAATCGCCGTATTATGAAAATGATAAAGGATGTATATAAACAGTACACAAAAGTACCAATGAAGCAAATCGATGAGATATTAAAGCACGATCTTTGGTTTGATGCTGCTAAATGCTTAGAGTTCGGACTAATTGATCAGATTTTATAATAGCTAGCAAATGACTAATTAACTAAGACTAAATAGGTGCGCTAACTAAATTCCCATCACCTTGTTCTTGATGTCTATGATTTTTTAATGATATATTACCAGCCTTTACATCAACATCAGACGATATATTACCCTTGGCTTTTATTGTACCTTTCACTTCTACATTTCGATCAACACGTACACTACCCTTAACATTTAAATCACCTTTAATATTTGTATCTATGTCAACTTGTAAATTTTTGTTAGTAGTTATGTTTTTAACTGCTAATATATCTCCAAGGCATTTAATATTACCCATGACTGTTAAATTACCCCCTACAGTAAGATCTCCATTAACTATCTGATTACCAATTACACTTAAGCCAGGCTCGATGACTACATCAACAGCTGATTTTATATTTATATTACCACCTTCAAGTTCTAATAAATCTCCTGCAGCTATAAACACATGTCCTGTCGCACCTCCACCTGCACTTCCGGTAATATTAACCTGAGCGCCTCCGATAGTAGTTATGCCCTTACCTGCAAGTCTTATCGGCCCCGATGTGCCGAACGCTATACCACCTGCTGCAGAGTTAAAATCTAACTTATTACTCGCTAATATATGTATATTACCAAATGGTATTCCTGATGCGACATCTTTTTCTTCAAAATAAGGGGCAGAAGTTTCAATTTTAGTAATTTTGGTACCATCTGATTTTAAGTTTGAAACTACTTTACGACCGATAGGATTTATAAAGACAGTATCGAAGTTAGTTGCAGCAGTACCTGCTTGTATCAATATATCTTTACCAGATTGAAATTTAATACTACCACCGTTACCCATTTGTTTTTCATAAGGTGTAAGTTTTTTTTGTGTATCTTTATACAACTCTTGAATATTTGTATGAACGGGGTTTGGTGAAAAATTAACATCTTGTGTAGAACCAGTTTTCGGATCAGGTATGCCACCCACAGCTTTGTGTGATGCTCCTGTAACGTTACCAAATCCTGGTTGTAATACTTCTGGACTTGATTTAGCAGCTGCTAGCTTATTTTGCTCCTTCATATAGTTATCAACTAAAGGAGTAGTAAACAGATTATTATCACCTGTAATAAATGTTAAATCGCCAAAGATTCTGTGCTCTGACTGCTGCGCCATTACGTAGTTACTACCCTTTGTAGTATGGTATGTATCACCGTTTGTTAATGTCTGTCTATTATTAGGATTAAATTCAGATGTTGCTTGGTTAGCCATTGTCAGGTGACTGCCTGATTTATGCGCTAGATGTATATACTCTCTACCTGTAGAATTATTAACTGTTATAGCTCCTGCGGTATGATTTTCAACATGCTTGTTTCTATAGTTATCAGTTTCGTTGGGATTGTTGTTTGGTATATCTTTTGGAGACGGTGTTTTCATAGTATTAACGGTTGATATTATTATAGCTTATACAAACATTTATTCCTCAAGCACTAATAACTGCAATTTATGGTGTTGCTATAGTAACTGTGGTGCTATTAGGTGTTATTGCACCAGGTGGCGTAACAGAGGTATTCTCAAATATATTAGGATAGTCAGGGTAAGCATTTCCAGATCCATATATCTGTTCAAATTCAGTACTTGAGTTTAACTTACCTAATACAACAGGAAGACCTCTTGCACCACCTATAAACCCGACTAAAACTTTTGAATTTATACCTGGCACACTAAAAGAACCTTTGCCTGAATTACCATAATTTTCTGTTACGTAACTATTACCGTAAGGATTAACACCTGCTGACATATTTACAGCAGGTCCTGCAGCATGACCATCAAACGTCTGTGATTTAAATTGCTCAGAAGGAGGACTAGAGTACCGACTACATTCATTAAACGTAGACATTATATTACCATCACTAAGCGAAGAGATATCCTTCGATCTATTATATTTACCTTGCGAACTTTCACCCGTTATAGGTGATATTACATATGCCCATACTTCCGATTCTTCGAGCTTACTTATAACACCTGCAGTTAAATCACCCCCTGCACCAGCAGTCTTATATTGCATCTTATCTATACCTGTTATTGATAAGCCAGGAATTTTTACCAACACCTTACCTTGATACTGCGCGTTGACATTCTGTGTATAATCAGCGTTACTTATAACTGTTCCTATGTATAGTGTATTTATCATTACAAAAGTCTTGATGCAGCTACTTGCCTTACAGCTTTATCCACAGAGTTACTTATTTTACCTACATGTCTTTCAATAACATTACCTGGCGCTTTCATTTTTTGTAACGCGTTATTAAATATATTAGATTTGACGTTTGCATTAGTAGCTGCGTTTAAAGCAAGCTTATTGCTCATATCATTTACAATAGAGCCTGTAATACATTTAAGTAGTTCTGCTGCTGCAAACCTACAATTCTCTTGATCTTTAGTAAAATTAAATGCGTCATTAACAAGTCCTAAAATACCGAGAATTGTTTGTTCAATAACACCTATCGTTGCAAGTATTAACGCTTCGAATTGTAGTAGCTTATTAACCACACCGAGCACCTTATTAATCTGCTCATCTATAATACTTGAAACTAAACCAACCATTCCAGATACAATACCGTTTATACGACCCGTAAGCGAATTTAATAATTGACCTGCTACATTCCCTAGAATACCTGGTAGCCCTGAAATTATTGATGGTAAGCATAAAATACCTTTTGCAACTGATGTTATTGAATTTACTTTGTTAATCAATGCTCCGCCTAGCGATAATATATTAGACATTGCACTCATTGTCCCTAAGCCAGAAGCTAACCCACCTACACCAGAAGCTAACCCACCTACACCAGAAGCTAACCCACCTACACCAGCAGCCAACCCACCTACACTGGCAGCTACCCCTGTTACACCTGAGGCTATACCAGAAGCTATACTAGTTACACCAGCAAGAGCACCCTTAGCAATTGCTATTTGACCTGCTACTTGCGCTTTAACTGCTTCAGTTGCTTTACCTACAGCTGATTCTAAAAATGCTGCAGGGTCGAAGTCGAAAGAAAAGCCAGCCATAATTATTATTTATATACAGCTCCACATTTAACCACATTTATACTTATTTTATTACTTGAGTTTGATAAGGAACTATATTATAATAATATTATGTTAATTGCACATGAAGCGCCTATTTCTATATTAGGAGAAGTCGGTCGAAAGACTGACTTTCAGTACGCACTCGTTCACCTCTTCGAGTCTCATCCTAAATACTATACCTTTTTTAAATCCACACTATTCCTAGGACGTGAAGTAATGCTTGATAACTCAATCTTCGAGCTCGGTGTTGCATTTGATGGTTCAAAGTTTGCTAAATATATTGAGGAGCTAAAGCCAACTTACTATATCATACCTGATGTTCTGGAAGAGTGCAACGATACTATTGCATCTTATCATAAGTTTGTAATGAACTACCCGCATTTACCTGGGCTTAAGGTGGGGGTAGTGCAGGGTAAGACGTATGATGAGTTGGTAAAATGCTATAGATATATGGAAGAGTATTCTGATTATATTGCTATTTCGTTTGATTATTCATATTACCAAGTCATAGGTAAGTCGACGAGTATAGACCCTGCTCTAGCTACGCTTGAGAGGATGGCCGATGGTCGTCGTAAGTTTATTAGTATGTTGATAGCGGATGGTATCTGGAATAATGAAAAACCAACTCACTTACTTGGATGCTCTTTAGCTCGTGAATTTAAGTATCAGTATTATAAGAATATTACAAATATTCGTAGCGTTGATACCTCAAACCCTGTTGTTGCTGGTATACTAAATCAACGGTACCTAAAAGGTATTGGCCTGTATAATAAGCCGAAAGTAATGCTTGCAGATCTAATTAATTGCGAACTAACGGGAGAACAAGAAGACGATATTTTTTATAATATTGAAGAATTTAGTAAGATCTGTAACGGATGACCTGGTTAGCTCTCTTTTCACAGACGGGTTCAGAGATATGTAATTTGTCTGAAGCTATAGGTAGATACCCTGACCTTGTTATTTCTGATAATGTTAAAGTTGATAATAAGGTAGATGAACGCATTGAGCAAAATTGCAAGAAGGTAATGTGGCGGGCTTATAGAAAGCTTACCCCTGCTGCGAAGCTTGATTACTTCAGAAATTTTTTAGGTGACTACGATATTATTACCTTGCATGGATGGCTTAATATTATACCGCCTGAGATATGCGAGGAGTTTACAATATACAACGGACATCCTGGGTTGATTAATTACTACCCGCAACTTAAAGGTAAGGATCCGGTTGATAAAGTGTGGGCGAATATCTCTGACTTTATGTATGTGGGTAGTGTAATCCATAAGGTTACTGCAGAAGTAGATTGCGGTGACATAATATGTGCGTCACAGCTATCCTATGTTAACTGTACCTCATTAGAGGAGACATATAATGTTGCGCGTCGAACATCGTTAACATCATGGATTGATTTTTTTACTAAAGAGTACTATAATACTGTATGTTAATTAGCTTTAGTGGTGCGCAAAGTACGGGTAAGAGTACTCTACTAAAGGTATGTCAAGATATAATTCCTGAGTGGAACTATATTCCTGAGATTACAAGACTTGTAAAGAGGGAGTATGACTTACCGATTAATGAGGGTGGTAATGATGTAACGCAAATGATGATTGCAGGTGAGCATTTGCGGAATGCTTATACTAAGCGCGATATACCTACTGTTCTTGATAGATGCTCTTTAGATGGTTTAGTTTATACTCATTGGCTGTGTGAGTATGGAAGTGTTTCTATGGGGGCTTATACTCATGCGCGTTGGGTATTTGATAATACTATAGATAAGTATGATCTCATTGTGTATACGCAACCAGAAGACGTACCGGTTGATAATGATGGTGAGAGAAGTATTAATGTAGAATTTAGGAATCAAATAATCGAACTGTTCGAAAAGTATATGTCTACTATTCCGCAATCAAAGGTTTTAAGAGTTGCAGGTCCAGTTAGAGATCGAATGACGTTTATGATGAGTAAGTTCGAGACAATGGGATTAAACACAGTGTTTAATAGAAACTTGCATCCTTATAAGACTAAAATATAATAATTTATGGCAAAACAACAACAAATAGTATTAGATAATTCTAACATTAGTAAGCATTTAGGTAAATCATCAGAGTATGCATCTGTATATGATCCTCAATTACTAGTACGCGAACCTCGTCAGTCAAATAGAACTCATCTCGGTCTTGAAGATGAAGATCTTCCGTTTGAAGGTAGTGATACCTGGAATGGATATGAAGTTACAGGTCTTACTGATAATGGTTTACCTGTAGTCGGTATTTGTAAGTTTGTTTATGATTGTAGTAGTAAGTATATTGTTGAGTCTAAATCGACAAAGCTTTATTTTAACTCGTTTAGTATGACTAAGCTAGGTAGAACGGCAGCTGAGGTACTTGCTAATATTACAGAAAAAGCTATTAAAGATCTTTCTGAATTGCTTGAAACTAAAGTAGCTGTTAAGGTGCATTCTAACTATGAAGCGCTTCGAGAGTTTACTCTTGCAACTAATGAGTGGTCACATCAACGTGAACTTAAGACTTCATTCATTACGTTAGAAGATGAGTATCCTATAGAGAATGAAGTGTTTGATGTATATGTTGAGTCACCGGAGCTACTTACTGTAATTGATTCTGTTGTTAGTGATAAGGATAGATACCATAGTGCCTTATTAAGATCGAGATGTAGGGTTACAGCTCAGCCTGATACTGGAGATGTTTATATTACAATTAAAGGTAAGAAGACTGTTGATCCTATCTCCTTACTAAGATATATTGTATCATTTCGTGATGAGTGTCATTTTCATGAGGAGATTTGCGAGGCCATATATAAACGCTTATGGGATGTATTACAACCCGATGAATTATCTGTAAAGTGTTTATATGCAAGGCGTGGAGGTTGGGATATTAACCCGGAACGAGTTTCTAATAAAAGTCGACTTCATTATACATTAAGTGATGAAACTATCCTACATGTTAAGACACCTAAGCAGTAAATTACTTTAACTTACCCCCGCTGTAATTAATTACAGCGGGGTTTTTTATTTTTAGACTAAATAATTAAATGCCTGTACCAACAAGTAATAACGGTTCTACCTTTTATAATAGTAATGTATGTAGATCATTTAATTTAACTATTAATACGAGTATGACTCAGCTCTCTACACAGCCTTGCTCGCAACTTACGATACATAACACCACCACTGGCCTTCTTAGTGTTTATGATAACGGGTTTAGCGCTGAGCCGTTTGCATTTCAAATAGATATTGGTGAAAGAGTAGCAATACTCGGCCTTACTAATGCTAGTGAGGTCTCTGCTAAAGCAGCAACCGCAGGGAAGATATACTACAGGACTCAATTCTTTAGTTCTAATCCGATTAGGTAATGCTATAATAAAGGGTAGTATATTTTACCCTTATATATAAATACAGTTATGAGACTGTTTAGCGAAAAGGTAGTACCTACCTATACTAGCTCAAACCTTAACATCTTAACAGTTAAAGACTACAATGAAGTCTTTTTCGATGTTTTTGAGTTTGAGATAAACGGGAAAAAGTTTATTGCAGAAAAAGTATCCACATATAAGGGATCGCCTGTCGTAGATATTCCGCTAGTATTGGAAGGTAAGGAATTTACGGCATCGTTTGTATTACAACGAGGCAAATTTGAAATTTTATTTAACAAGGCTAACTCTACGTTTGTTGGACCTGCTGTACAAGAGGCTAAGGAGTCAATTATTCAGTTTGTAGAGCATGAGAATGAAATTGAGGATATTGTCTTTGAGAAAAAGGAGTCTATTCTTAAAGAGATTCATCAAGCTAAGCAATCAGCAGAACAATATGTAAAGGAGCTCAAGCAGCAGAAGCTTAGAGAGACTACTAAATTTTTTAATGATAAGCAGCAAATTCTTGATGAGGAGATAGGTGAGTCTAGGAAGAGCTTGCTAAATGAATTCCTCTCGTTAGTTGAAAATGTAAAGAGTGAGTTTTATGAATTCAACGAAGGTGAAAAGACGAGACTTGTTTTGTTTATTAAGGAGTCTTTAGATAGTTTATCAGATGGCTTGTCTAAGGACATAGAAGACAAGAATGAGCAAGCTGAGAAAGTATTTAGTGAGAAGATAAATGAGCTCGCTACAAATGTCTTATCTGGTGTTCTGCTTAAAGAGATTGACTCTAATAATAAGAAGACAAATAAGGATATTACCTCTCGTTTTGAAGCTATCACAACTTCCCTAAATAAGCTAACCGAACAAAGAGATAGTCGGTTGAAAGGGGAGATGAAAGAGATATTAGGTGAATACAGTGGTTCTCTGAATGGCTTAGAGCAGGCCAACGTTGAATTAAACGATCTTATAAACAAGAGTAGCAATAAGGCTCTTAGCCGTATCGGTAATGTTAAGACACAACTAGAAGAATCTATTTTATATACAGGTAACGATCTTAAGTCTACCATTACAAATACAAAGGAAGAGCTCTTAGATAAAATACAATTTACAGAAAACAAAATTGATGCTGTAGAAAAAACAGCAGATATTATTACAAATAAATTTACTGTAGTAGAGAGGACTGTTAATGCAGCTAAAGATGAAATAAATGCTGCAGTAGATATTGTTAATAATTCTGACGCTAAGCTCGACACGGTACGTACTGAGTTACAAGAGTCTATTCATAATATTTCCGGTCTTATCTCAACGGACATTAAGAAAGATATAACAAAACTTAAGAAAGACCTTACTGAGCAAATATCTATTACAGAAGATAAAGTTGATTTAACCGGTAAAAATACAACTTTAGTTGAGCAAGAAGTACATGTATTAAAACGGACCGTTGATAAGAGTGCGACTGATACTGATGATAGGTTCAACGCTTTAATACATAATGTAGATGCGAATGTTGTATCAGTAGATAAGAAGATTAAGTCAGTATCAAAAAATATAACAGAGCAACTCGGAGTAGTCACCAACTCAATCGATAGATTGACGGTAAAGAGTATTAGTTTAGACTCTAATATAAAGGAGCTCGAAGATAAAATTATTCTAGCAGAGGATAATATTATAACCTTTTACGATGAGAGAATTAATCTTGTAGAAACTAAAGTAACAGATCTTACAGAAGAGAATAAGCAGTATTTTATCAATCTCATAGAGGAGAGCAAGCAAGCACTGTTAGAGCAAATTAGTAACATTAAGGTTGATGTACCTAATATTATTGTTGAGCAATCTAATGGCAGTCAAGAAGTAGATCTCAAAGGCGTTAAGTCAGAGTTAGAGAAGATTATTGGTACTAAATTTACAACAGAAATAAGTGCACTCAAACGACTCATCGAGATGTCATCTGGAGGAGGTTCTGTTGCAAAGCAGTTCGCTAACGGCGGCACGATGAACGGTAACTTAAATGTTACAGGTACTATATTCAAAAATGGTGTTGATATTTTAACATTAATAGGAGGTGGGGGCGGTGCTTATACCCTTGTTAATGCTACTTCTTCAATTCAGCCAGTAAGAGGTTTTAATACAGCTTCTTGCATTTATTCTAATGTAGCTGGTGGATGTAATAATACAGTTTATGGTAACTATTCTAGTGTAGTAGGCGGTCTTAGTAATAAAGTAAATTGTAGTGATTATTCTAGTATAGCGGGCGGGTGCAGTAATAATATTTGCTGGACGCCTGGTTCTAATGTAGCTGGTGGGTATTATAATACTGTTTGCGGTAGTTTTTCTAATATAGCTGGTGGGTATTGTAATACAAGTAGTGGTGACTATACCGCCTACACAAGTATAGGCGGTGGTTTTGAGAATACGATTTGTTGGTTTAGTCCGGGGTCTACCATAGCGGGTGGGAAGTTTAATACAGCTTCTGGTTACTACTCTACCATAGCTGGGGGATGTTTTAATAAAACTTGTGCGTATATGTCTACCGTAGGTGGTGGGTATTGTAATACAGCTTCTGGTGATTACTCTACTGTAGCTGGTGGGTGTTATAATACTACTTGTGGTGTATATTCTAGTGTACTAGGAGGTCTTAGTAGTATAGCTTATGGTCAGTATTCTACTATAACTGGTGGGTCTTGTAATGCAGCTAGCGGTAGTTATTCTAATATAGCTGGAGGACGGTGGAATACTACTAAAAGTGACCATGACACTATTGGTGGTGGATGGTGTAACTTAACATGTACCAGCAGTTGCTACTATGGATCTAATACTATAGGTGGCGGTAGCAGTAATACTATTAGTAGTTATTATGCTTGCCATACAATCGGCGGCGGCTTTTGCAATTGCGTCTGTGTATCTGGCCCTCAATTTGGGGGTGCTATTGGTGGAGGAGCGTATAATAGTGTTAAGTGTGGTTACAGTACTATTGGTGGGGGAAATAGTAATGAGGCTTGGGGCTGGGTCTCCACTATAGGTGGAGGAAGCACTAATACAGCTTCTAATAGTTATGCCACAATAGGCGGTGGGAGTACAAACAAGGCGTGCGGACTGTATTCTACAATAGGTGGAGGATTTGGTAATACAATTACATGTTCTGGTTATTGGTCTACTATAACTGGAGGACGTGGGAATTCAGCTTCTAGTTATTACTCTACTGTAGCTGGAGGTCAGGATAATTCAACTTCTAGTTGTTACTCTATTGTTGCTGGAGGACTTAATAATAATATTACAGCTACAGGAAACTATTCAGGTATACTTGGAGGTTGTAGTAATCAAGTTAGTCATATAAATTCTTTTACCATAGGATCTAGTCTCACATCTACAGCAGCAAATACTACATATATGAATAATGTACAGACAAGTGGTGATCTTACTGTTCAAGGTACTCTTTCTGCAAAAACTTATCTCGGAATGTTAGCAAGTACGCCTATCGTTGTAACGAATGGTGTCATCAGTCTATCCACAACACTGCCTAATAATTATACCTTTTCATCTACAACTCGCCCAACAAGTAATGGTACTGGTGTACCATTATCAGCGAGTCTTATTACACGTAGTGACGGTGATTTTAGGTACGCTATAAGCCCTCTTCGACAAATTTCATTTAACAACTGGTCTTACTGGAGTAGTACTACGACTACAGGCGGTAGCATACAGACTGCAGGATCGGTATTACGTGTTGAAGCAGGTAATGGCTCGTCTGCAGGTAAGGCGTTGGCGAGCTTTTCTTCTAACACTAGGCATTATGTTGGTATTGCACCAACAGGTACATTCACAGGTATTGATTTCGCTAATAAGGTTAATTGCAACTTTGCAGCAGTAAGTCGAAGTTTTAACATTGCAACCAGTATAAATTGGGCGTTTATTTTCGGAGAGCTAAGCGGCTCAACTGCTACCGCTGGTCTGTCGTCACATATAATAGCAGGAGCAGGCTCATCTATAGGTTGGGTCGGTTTACAGTGTTTGAGTGGTAACGTGACTATAGTTACGGCAAACGGCACGAACGCACTACAAACATCTAGTACTGTAGATACATGGCAAAATGGTTATAATAATAAGGGGTATAGGCTTGAAATTTTAAGTGGAACAATATATTTGTATAATTCTTCTTCTACTCTACTTGGCACTTTAACAGGTGCACCAACTACATCTAAAGGTCTGGTTGCTGCTGTTTTAGTTGATAGTACTGCAATAACGAGTCAAATTGGCATAATTGTACAAAATTGTTCGTTTGATTGGTAAGATAAATTAGTAGACTGTGGATTTAGCCGGGGTATAATATACTATATAATATATGAGTAGAAAAAAAGCTGTTTTTCATATTGAAGGGGGTATAGGTAAGCATATTGCCGCAACTGCTGTAGTTGAGTGTTACAAGAAAAAGTACCCTGATACAGATATTATTGTAGTGTGTGCGTGGGCTGAGGTTTTCTTAAATAATCCGTTTATATACAGAGTATATAAAGCAGGTACTTCTCCCTACTTCTACGAAGATTACATCTATGATAAAGACGTGGAGGTATTTGCTCATGAGCCATATAAAACAACCTCTCATATTACAAAACAAAAGCATATCATTGATTCATGGTGTAATATGATTGGACTTGAATATAGTAATGAACAGCCTAGAATAACCTTTAACTTTAGAGAACGTGAACTAGGTAGAACTGTATTTAAAGTAACAGATGATAGACCTGTTCTATTATTTCAACCTTTTGGTGGACCTGGTAAAGGTCATCAGGAAACACCGTATTCATGGATGAGAGATATTCATCCGGCTATTGCTCAGCAAATAGTAGATAGACTTAGTGCTAAGTATAATATAGTTCATATTTGTTATGATAATCATCCTGTACTTAATAACTGCTTAAGGATAGATCAAAATCTTCAAAAGAAAGTATTATTCAGTACACTGCTATATTCACAAGCTCGTTTACTTATTGATTCATCCTTACAGCATGCAGCTGCAGCAATGGGTCTGCCATCAACAGTTGTATGGGTAGCTACACAGCCAAAAATATTCGGCTATAATATTCATAACAATATTACACCAAATGTAGAGTTTCCTGCTGGTACTGTAGACTCGTATCTCTATGATTATAACTTTACTGGTGCTATCCACGAATGTCCTTATACTGACCCATTGCAAATCTTTGATGTAGAGACTATAATAAGCACATTACTATGAAACAATTATTCTTTAACTCATCTCTACCACGCGCAGGGTCTACATTATTACAAAATATAGTAGCTCAAAATCCTAATTTTTACTCTACCCCTACCTCAGGAACTCTTGAACTTATATATGGTGCAAGAGCTAACTATAGTAATGATCCAACATTTAAAGCGCAGGATGCTGAGCTAATGCGGAAGGGCTTTCAGGGATTCTGTCAGCAAGGACTATATGGTTATTATGACGCTATTACCGATAAGCCGTGTGTCTTAGAGAAGTCAAGAGGTTGGGGCATTCATTATAATTTACTTGAATTCACTCTAGCTGAGAAGCCTAAAGTAGTGTGCATGGTAAGAGATTTAAAGCAGATTATTACTTCTATGGAGAAAAAATTCCGTGAAGCTCCAGAGAATGATCCCGGTATCGTCAATCACGCACAGCTTGCTAATACAACTACTGCAAAGCGTGTAGATCACTATCTATCTACTCAACCACTTGGACTAGCTATAGAGCGGTTAACTGAGATATTTAAACAAGGTATCAATGAGCATATGCTCTTTATTAAATATGAGGATCTGTGTAATTCACCTGAAAGACAACTTGAAAAAATATATAATTACTTTGAGTTGCCTGTGTATAACCATCATAACTTTAACTATATTGATCAGCTAACAAAGGAGGATGATAGTTTATATGGCATCTTTGGTGATCATAACATACGACCAAAGCTTACTTTAACAGATAACAAGCCTAAAAATATTCTAGGTAGTGATATATGTAAGTGGATAGATACTAACTTTAAGTGGTATAATGATATTTTTAAATATTAAGTAGTTGAGAAACTATAACGTACGTATAAATACTTGTATGAGTTTAGATATCAATCTTACAGCACCACTTAGTGTGGTAGTACAACCAGAAGTAAGGAAAACTATCACTGCCCTCTCTATAGAGAGAATTATAGATTTTCCATCACAACGTAAAGTCGCAGTATTCGTAGAGGGTGAGAGAATAGAGCTCGATGCTCTATCTGGTGATAATTATGATACTCCAGCAGAGTGGACAAATGACGATGTAGTTAACGCTGTTAAAACCCATTTTGGCATTGCATAATATACTCCACTCTTTCTAGCTCCAGTTAACAAAAAAGCCTAGTAACTTAATACTAGGCTTTTTTTGTTTAATAAATATAAATTAAAGGTAACCGAGAGTCACTAGTCTACGAATTTCAGGAAAGCTAGTATCAAAGCCGTTAGCTGTAAGCGATTGAACAGTACCCATACCTGATGCAGTAACACACGTAAAGAGAGAAGATGTATGATCAGTAAATAGAACTGCAAACTTTTGTCCATTATGTGCTTTATCAACATTAATAACAGTACCGGTAGCTACTGATAAGTTTTGAAATGAAGACGCAGCTGTACCTGTCAAGGAGTTGAATGCTACACCATATATTTGTTTGCTTTGATGAACACCTACTGATGTAAGCACAACTGTTTTAGTTGTACCGGTATTTGAAAGTGACCAGAAAAGATTTCTCGGTGTATCAAACGATGAAAGAGCTTGGTTGTTGAATCCTATTAGTGCCATATTAATATTTAATCTTCTGTATCTTTTTTCCTAATAATCCTCTTAAAGATGAGTAACATTTCTCTTTTTGTAGATTGTTTGGTGTTGAAGTGAGATATAGCACTAGTACTTCCTAGCGTCTCATCTGCATAAAGAACAAAATCATCAGGTATATTATTTTGTATAATATGTTTATAGGTGGAATTAATAACAACGCCAATATAATTAACACATGGTTTACAAGCGTTCTTTAGCATTAAGTGTATAAAGTTATTATATATTTCTAAGCTCTTAAATGAGGTTTCATATATTTCAACATTGTAATATGGCGGACACGTAAAAACACAATCATAATCCTCTTGTGGTATAAACTTTGTGCAATCGTTATTATATGTTGTAACTTGTATATCTAAAAACTTAACAATTTTTTTAATACCATTGTATGAGAGTTTCCATATATCATTATAAATATAATTACAACCTGAACTCGCGGCCCCTACTAGCCTGTGCCCCCAACCACCACACGGGTCGTAAACGGTCTTTACCTGTAGATCGGTAATAAATCGCTTAATCCATAAAGGTGAGAAGTGCGAATAACCAGTGTGTATTCCTGATATTTTAAACCCACGTAAAAGCTCTCTCGATGTAAAGTTATCTTTAAGTAAATATTTTTTTCGATTCTCTATCAGTCTTTTTCTTATAACTATATCTTTATAGAGCTCCTGCTCAATATTATAAAAGTGTGGTAAAAATGTCGTGGTAATTCTATTGTGAGATGGTCTTGCATCATAACTACCGCTATATGATTTGATCCTTTTCCACTCACTATAACACTCCTCCATGGTATATGAGTGGTTAAGTGTATTCTGCTGATTTACCCACTTATATACAGTAGATGGTGAGACAATACCGGTAAATAACTGAATGACTGTCTTTACAGGCCACAACAACGCAGAGCTGCAAACTGCTTCTCGTATCTCACGGCTCTGCATATTTACTATTCTTTGATAGGTTATCTATCTCCCACAGTGGCTGATAATTTGAATAATGACATATCTTTTGTAGCAAAGCGAGATCACCTAATGATGATAAGCACGCTAAGGGTTGTATATGGTCTAGATGCCAGCACCTATCACCACGACCGTGATTATCCCAATTCATTCCTTCTGTAAATTGAACCTCTATATGTACTTTAAACTCCTCTATACTACAGCCAAGATATGTAATTGAAGGATGTGATTTGGATATTTTAGCGTATTTAACCGCTTGTCTAATGTGCTCTCGTATATTACATCTCATCTTGTGAAGCGGATCTTCTTTATATTTTTTTCGCGATATACCGCTCTCCTTATCCTTTAAATATCGATCTTTTGCTTTTGCTTTGTAGTATTGTAGATTATCTAGTCTGTGTTGCTTAATACGTTGGTTATGACTCTCACGGTCTAAGGGAGACATATCATCATACCACTCTTTCCACTTAGCAGTCGTAATGCCCTGTAGCTTACGATATTCTCTATATTCTTTATTTTTCTGCTCTAGCTCTAAATTAAGCTTTGCTTCTTGATGCCTCTTTTTACCTTTTTCAGATATCTCTAGCTTTACTTTCTCTGATGATAACCAGTAACGTACATTCTCAGGCCAAATATTAAATTTTTCCTTAACGGTCCACATACCGTATTTTTGCGCATATTCAATAATTTCTTTCTTTTCGACCTCAGTATATTTCTTATTCCGTCTAAACACCTTTTCCATATTAATATTTAATCAAACCGAATATATTATCAACTTAATAAAAATACAAATTAAACCTCAGACCTAGTATAAGCGCTTGAGTAAAATGTATACAAGAAGACCTAGGAGCTCTTCGGTGCTCCTAGGTCTATAAGTCGTTGTATCTCTTTTATTTAGAAGTAGACCGACTGATTAGCCGGACTAAACGCAGTACCAAGACCCTGAACAATAATAACATGGTAGTAAAGATTTGCTCCAAAAATGTTATCAACCACACCATAACGGGTAAGCAAGCCTACACGCGGTGCGAAGTCATTTGGACCAATAGTTCTTTGAACCATGATAGGAATGTATGGGCAGTAGATGATACCAGTATCATAAAACTCAGAACCTTTATAGCCAAGTAACGCATACTCAATACCAACAGTTTGGTTCGAGTAAGCCGGTGTTACGGTATAGCTAGCAGTGTTCTGAACTTCAGTACGAGTATCACGGTAAACCGCGAATCTTCCACCAACAGAGCCTACCTTGCCGATTCCAACAGGTTGTGTCGAAACGTCACCTTGAACAGGTACCCACTGGAATTCAGGGAGCATTTCAAGAATGGCGCAAACACGTGGTGTTGCAACGATGAAGTTAGCAGCGCCGCGACGGTTACGTACAGCGATTCTGTTTGCTTCAATGATAAGCTTTTGATAGAAGTCTCTATTTCTCTCAACGAGCCAGCGGCCGTCAGCAGAAGCAGGGGACCAGAACGAATAGTTACCACCATTAAGGGCGGACTGAATCATTCTCATGATCATTTCACGGTCGATTTCTGCTTGAATCTCATACGACATAGCGTTTGTGATTTCAGCATCGATATCGATACCATTCATGTTCTTAAGGTCTTGCTCAAGTTCAACGGACCAACGAGCGCCAAGTCTGCGAGTACCAGCTTCAACAGCTGTCTTCTCAAACTTAACTTCGATTTGTGGGATGTTACCTGTGATTTCGAAGTTCTTAAGGATTTGAGCAACGCCTTTATCCTGATCTGCGAAAGTCCACGTGCTGTTACCAGACAAGCTCGATGAGCTTGCACCAGTGAAGCGAGTGTCAAGGTATTGATATCCAAGTTCAGCGGAAGCCACTGTACCTGCATATTGTGAACCTTGGTTACCAGGATAGTTACCACCTGTACCACCACCGGTCGCGCCACCGTCAATACCGGAACCGAGGTTCTGAGACTGATAAGCATAACGAAGGGCGAAAGCAAGGCCTACTGGTCCTGACATAGGTTGAACACCTACAATCTCGTTAGAGATAAGTTCTGGAAAAGTACGACGGATCATAGGAATGAGGATTTTCGGTAAACGAGCATCACCACTAGCATAGGAATCTGTGCTGTTGATGGCTGTGTTGGAGAATCCGCCCGGGGTTGCGTTTGCACCAAAGACACCGCCACCATTGGAGTTGGTCTCTTGGATACACCACGCTTCTTGGTTTTCAAGAAGCATAGCTGTGTTCAATCGGGTATTTTCATCTCTAATCTCCTTAACGGAATCGGATTTAAAATCAAGAATTGGAGCCCACTTCTCAAGAAGTTGGTCAGCTCTGGTTTTATCTACGAATGATTGTGTTGGACGTATATTTTTCATAATTTATTTTTTTTTCCTTTCAAATAACTCAGGTCACTAAGATGGACCTCATTGTTCAGGGTTAGAAACTCTGTACACCTTATTTATATCTATTCATTTCAGCTAAATAAGGATTTACTGAAACTTGTTTACCTGCTTGCACTTTTTCTGTTAAGATTGGTGCATCTGCTTTAACACTACGAGTGTTAAAGGCTTCTTCACGTAAAATGTTGATACTCTCTGTTTCTTTCTTATCAAACAATCTGAGAGTATAATCGAAGTTTTCTTCAATAAATTTCGCTGTCTTATCACCTAGTACTCTTTTAATATATGCTTTCTTTTTATCAGAAAGACCTGCGGTTTTTGTTTCAATAAGTAACGAAGCTTTTGTCTTAAAGTAACTTTCTTTAACAAGAGTATTTTCTTTAGTAAGAACTTTAACTTGCTCTGTAAGAATGTCAATTTGATTCTTACCGTCAACAACTGCACCTTGTACAGACTCACTCATAAGAGCTGAATCAATAGCTAGTACCCTACGAAGATTATTAAGAACTTCTCTTGCTGTTCTGTTTTTAGTAGCTTCAATAATTGCAGCTGTAGGGATGGACTCTTCAAGAAATTCTTCTAAATAGTTAGAAATTGACTCTGTGAGAGTTACCTTAAACACTTTTGCTTCAGTATTAATCTCCCGCTCATATTTCTTAATAACTTTGACGAGTTTATTTGCGTTATTCTTATCAACAGCCTCTACCACTCTTTTGAGTTTCGTAGTATGATCTTTGTCAATAGCACTAATAAGTTCTACAAGCTTTGCAGAGTATAAATCATCCTGCTCCGTAAGAGCAGCTTCTACAGCTAGTTGAAGTTTAGTGTTAAAAGCTTCTTCAATTACTTTAAAGGATTCTTCAGTTAGAATTTCAGTAGCTTCATCCGGTAGTATAGTTTTAATGCTCATATTAAAAAAGTGATTGTTCTAAGGCAGTCGTAATTCTCTGTTCGATTTTACTTTCTATTATACCTTGTAAGTATTTATGCGCTACAGCATAGTTTTTAGATAAAACTGCACTAACAAAGTCAGCAGTTGATATAGACGTAGATTCTTTCATCACCTTCTTTTTGACTTTAGTACTTTTGACTTTAGTACTTTTATTTTTCATACCTCTAGCTTTTTT